AGAGGACTACAATGATCTCTGCAACGGCCAGATCGATGCTGGCGAATGCACTCCTCAACGATCAGATATTCAGTTGAATGGTCTGCCTCGCTGGTATCTCTGAACCAAACCAAACAATGGTTCTCCCCCCGTTGCCGTAAGGCGCGGGGGTTTTTTATTTGGTAAAATATTAAACACCAATCTCCATAGCTCAACTGGATAGAGCAACAGCCTTCTAAGCTGTAGGTTGCTGGTTCAAGTCCAGCTGGGGATGTTTAACCAAAAGGAAAGGAAAAAACTAATGGATGAAGTAACTTTTCTTCAAACCTCTATAGTTATTTTGTTACTAGCAAATGTTGCTGTTATTAGTTACATTTATGTTACATACAAACAAATAAAGCGTTTAAAGAAGTAATATACAGGGCTTCGTGGCGGAACAGGCAGACGCAGCAGACTTAAAATCTGCCGCCTTAAACGGCGTGGGGGTTCAATTCCCCCCGGAGTCATACGCCCCTATAGCTCAGCTGGTAGAGCAGTTGACTTTTAATCAATAGGTCGTAGGTTCGATCCCTACTGGGGGCATTTATTGATATTTATGGAGGTCTTTATGGATACAGAATCTAAAGTAGTTAATCGTAAGCGTTGCCCAGCATGTGCAGCAAAAGGTAGAGATACATCTGGTAACAACCTAGTAGTATATGATGATGGCCATAGCTATTGCTATGCCTGTAAGTTTTATGTTAAAGGAACAAAGACAAGTATGACAACAGAAGTTATTGAGGCACCGGTTTATACTAATGAAACATTTCGATCAGGTGAGGCTATGCCCCTACCACATCGGCGTATTTCAGAGAAGACTACAAAGCAGTATGGCTATCTGACTGGTATCAATGGCAGCGAGATCGAAACATTCTACAATGCACAAGGCCAAGTACAAGCTCAGCACATTCGTTATGATGGCAAGAAGTTTGCTTGGCTTGGTGACACTAGCAACCTAACATTCTATGGTCAGCATCTATTCTCTACTGGCGGTAAGCGTATTACCATCACAGAAGGTGCAATTGATTGCTTGACTATGGCTCAGGTATTTGACAACAAGTATCCTGTAGTCTCAGTACCTAATGGTGTTAACTCTGCGGTCAAGGCCGTTAAGGATAACTATGAGTTTATTGTTTCGTTTGAAACAATTGTACTCTGCTTTGATATGGATGAACCTGGCCAGAAGGCTGCGCGTGAGGTTGCAGAGATTCTTCCACCCGGCAAGGTAAAGATCATGGCTCTGCCTCGCAAGGATCCAAATGAGATGCTGGTTAATGCTGAGACTGCTCAGTTGCTACAAGCATACTGGAATGCACAATCATATTCACCAGACTCAATCCTTCATGTTAGTCAGGTAGTATCTGAATCAACCAAGCATAACAATGATGTCTACGAGTATCCTTGGGATTCTCTAACTACATTTATGATTGGTCAAGACTCTGGTAGACTAAACCTATGGACCTCAGCAACTGGTCATGGTAAGTCAACAATCATTCGTGAGCTTATCATGGATCATCTAAACCACAACAGAAATGTTGGTGCTGTGTTCCTTGAAGAATCTCCAGAGCAAACTGTAGATGACCTAATCTCATCTAAGATTGGTAAGCCTGTACGCAAGATCATGTCTCAGCGTCAGCTTAATGAACTAAGAAAGAAGAACAACAAAGCTACCGTTGATATGGTAGAGGACAACCTAACAGATGAAGAATACAAAATCGCTAAGGCTGAGATCGCTGGGAAATCTCTTTATCTCTATGACCACATTGGTAATTCTAATATTACTAACATTATTAATCGTCTTGAGTACATGGCTGTTGGTCTTGATTGTCGTATTATCATCCTTGATCATATTACCCTTCTGGGCAATATGCTCCTATCTGCTGGGACTGATTACGGAAACGACGAAAGACTTGTTCTAGATTCAGTAATGAAAAAGCTACGAGAGCTGGTTGAGCGTACTGGTGTTACTATCCATGTCATTGCTCATATCAAGAAGACAGACAAAAATGTAGACGAGGGTGATCGTATCAATCTCAATGACCTTCGTGGCTCTGGTTCTCTTGCACAGATCTCTGACAATGTGTTTGCACTAGAGCGTAATGCTCAGCATCCTGATCCTCTTATCTCTAACACAACTAACATTCGTGTACTAAAGAACCGTAAGGGTGGCCGTCGTGGTATCTCTACCGCTTTGTATTACAACGACCAAACAGCCAAGCTTATGGATGTACCGTTCGTTGTAACACCGGAAGGAGAAGTAATTTATCGCCATGAAAATATTAGCATTTGACATCGAAGCAGATGGACTCAATGAAGTAATTGCTGGTAAAAAGAAGACTTATATCAAGGAAGGCAGCAAGATCTGGTGCTTATCTATTGTTGATATTCTATCAGGAGATTCATTCCTGTTTGAACAAGACAACCTTGAAGTTGGTATTGAACTACTAAGACAAGCAGATACAATTGTTGGTCATAACATCTATGGGTTTGATATCCCACTGATTGAAAGATTGTATGGTCCACTAAACAAGGAACCATTTACTGGTGTAATTGATACTCTTATTCTAGCCAGAATGATGTATCCAGAAACACCGCCAACAGCTGACCAAAGTAACTCACTTAGATCCTGGGGTGAATACCTAAAGGAATGTAAGTCTGACTACCAAGGTGGTTGGGATGCATACTCTAAGGAGATGGGTGACTATTGCTTGCAGGATTCTGTTGTAACTGCTAAGCTTTACAACCACTTGACTAGCTCTAAGTATTGGGAAACATACTCAAGAGCAATCAAGATGGAGCATGTTGTTGCTGACATGATCTCTGGTCAGGTAGAGAATGGTTTTAGTTTTGATCTAGACAGGGCAGAGAATCTTGAGATGGAACTGTTGATTGAAAAGTCACAGATTGAAGATGAAATGCGACGCATCTTCCCGGACAAGATTATCAAGCGAGTCTCTGAGAAAACTGGTAAACAACTCAAGGATAAAATTGAGGTGTTTAATCCTGGTTCTCGTCAGCAAATTGCTGAAAGACTACAGGAAAAGTATGGTTGGGAACCACCAGAAACAGACAAGGGAAACCCAAAGGTTGACCATGATGTTCTATCTCAACTAGAATATCCAGAAGCAAAGACTCTGTGCAAGTATTTCGACCTTATCAAGTTGATGGGTCAAGTATCTGATTGGGTTAGCCGAGCCAAGACAAGTCGAGACAATCGTATCCACGGCTATGTAAATATCCTGGGTACTGTTACTGGCAGAATGTCTGCTAAGGAACCTAACATGCAACAGGTTCACTCAGATCCCCGTGCCCGTGCTCTATTCAAGCCACGGGATGGGTGGGTACTGGTAGGCTCTGACCTCAAGGGTCTTGAGCTACGGATGCTGGCACATTACCTACATCCATACGACGGGGGAACCTATGCCAAGGAAGTATGCGAAGGTGATGTCCATACACACAACCAAAAGGCTATGGAACTAGAGTCTAGATCCACAGCCAAGACTGCAATCTATTGTTTCTTGTATGGTGGTGGCGATGAGAAGTTTGGCAAGACTATTGGTTGCTCTACCTACAAGGCAAAGCAAGTAAAGAATAAGTTGTTGTCAAACATTCCCGGACTCAAGAAGCTTATTGATCAGTGTCGTTTCTCTACCCTCAGTGATGGTGTTGTCAAGCCATTTGGATGGCGACCTATCCCTGTTCGTAAGGAACATGCTGCTCTCAATACCTTGCTCCAGTCATCGGGTGCTCACATTGCCAAGGCTTGGGCTTGTGTTGCTAATCATAGATTGCAACTAGAAGTAGGACCATCCAAGTTTGCTTGGGTAGCCTCAGTCCATGACGAGCTTCAGCTAGAGTGTGATCCAGAGTATGCTCACAAGATTGGTAATATAATCTGTGAATCAGCAACCACTGCTGGTGATCTAATGAAGTGTAATTGTCTAATCGAAGCTGAATACAAGATCGGTAACAACTGGTCGGAGACACACTAATGAAAACTGTATATCTAGAGGTTAAAGTTTCTGATAACGCTGATGAACAAGAGCTTTACAATACTTTACATTCAAGTCTAGTAAAGCACCAATGGAGTGTTGTGGATGTTGTAATCCCAACTATTATTAAAAATGAAATCGACAAACTAAGTGAAGAAAACAAAGTACTTAGATTCCGAGTAGCAGAACTACTCAAAAGTCAAGGTAAAGTTTGGTTTCTAGAATAGGAATAAAATGCCAAGAGATTACAAAGACGAGTACAAGAAATTTCAATCATCTACTAAGTCAAAGAAAGACCGAGCACACCGAAATAAAGCACGACGAGCAGGACTCCGTAAGGGAACTGTTCGCAGGGGTGATGGTAAAGACATTGATCATAGAGATGGTAACCCAAGAAACAACTCATCTAAGAATCTAAGAGTTGTTTCCAAGTCTTACAATAGAGCAAAGAGATGAATGACTCTGTTACTTTTATGAGACAAGTAAACGAGTTTATAGCTAGCAACCCAGAACATCCAATTGTTATTGATTACCAAAAAGGTAATATTGGTTTAGGTTATATTATTCGTAACTGGAAGGAAATACATAATGAGAATTATTCAGATCAGCGGCAAGGGCCGGGTTGGAAAGACATCGGTAGCTAAGATTATAGAAGCCTTAGCTTACCATAGGGGTTATATTCCAGTTATTGTACCATTTGCTGACTCACTAAAGAAAGCAGCGGCAGATCTTGGATACTCAAAGGAAACAAAACCAGACGAGTATCGTAAGTTTTGCCAAGAACTTGGTGCTTCAAAGCGTAAAGAAAATCCAGAATACTGGATTGAAAAAACCTTTGAAACCATTCAAGAGTATATGCTTAAAGAAGTAGATAACAAGTCCGAAAATAAAAAGTACTGGGAATATGTCATTATTCAAGACGATGTTAGGTACATGAATGAGATAGCACTTGGCAGAGAACTAGCAGCCACACAGATATTTATTGATTCTGGTGGTCGTACACTTAGTGAAGAAAACGCTGAGTGGCGTAAACACGAAAGTGAAAAGCTAGCTAATGATGTAGAAGATAGTTTTGGTCTTCCCAACAGTGAGTATGAAGAATTATTTGACCTTATTATTGTCAATAATGAAACACTTATGGAACTAAAGGAAGACATAAACGAAGCTATTGATGAGATTCTTGATACTGGTAAACTAGAAATCGAAGAACTACCTTGGACAAAAGAAAACGAAAATGAATAAACCAACAGAGGCTATTTTAGATGGAGATATTATCGCTTATCGTGCGGCGTTTTGGGCCGACCAAGAAGGTATTGATGCACTGCCGGAAAGGATCAATAAAGACATTAGCGATTGGACTCCCAAGGGTGTGGACAAAGTTTATATTGCTATGTCATGCCCAAGAAACAAGAACTACCGTAGGGTCTTCTGGAAGCCCTACAAGGAACACAGAGATGACTTTAAGGCACCCGACTCAATAAGTTATGCTCTAGAGTGTATTTATGATACCGGTATTACATCACGGTGTGTAGATAGACTAGAAGCAGATGACTTGATTGGTATGCTGGTTTCTTCTGGTCAAGCTATTGGGGTAACAGTAGACAAGGATCTACGACAGATTCCTGGTTGGCACTGGAATCCTGATAAGGAAGAAGAACCTGTTTGTGTTGAACAAGATGCCGCAGATAGATACTTTTACCAGCAATGGCTAACTGGAGATTCTACAGATAACATCTGGGGTCTATGGAAGGTTGGGGCTGTAAAAGCTAATAAGATTTTGGACAAGTATCCCAGAGAAGAATGGGATAAGGTTATCATGGATATGTACCTAACAGAAGACTGGGCAAAAAGACCAGAGGGTAAGGTGCCTGATATGGCACCTAGTGACTTTGCTCTTTCTCAGGCTAGGTGTGTTAGAATCCTAAGAAATGGTGATTTTAACAAGGAAACCAGGGAAATCACCCTTTGGTGTCCAAATAACCTTGGAGATAGAAACATTTTGGATTTAAACAAGGAGTAATATGAGTAAGATTTTTGAAGAATTAGTAGCAATTGATAAGTATTGTCGTTGGGTAGATGACCTAAACCGTAGAGAAACCTGGGATGAGGCTGTAGATAGATACTTTAATTACCTAGATAGCCGACTAAATCTAAACACTAAGCTACCTAAACTGCAATATGAAGAGTTTAATAAGGCCAGAGAAGCAATGAAGAATCGTGAAATATTCGGTTCTATGCGCGCTCTTATGACGGCTGGCCCAGCTCTTGATAAGGATGATGTTGCAGCCTATAACTGCTGCTATGTTGCTGTTAATTCAGTAGAATCATTCTCAAATATCCTGTACGCCCTAGCCTGTGGCACTGGAGTTGGCTTTTCAGTTGAGTCTGAAGAGATTAATAACCTACCCCAGATCCCAGAAACAATTACAAAGTTATCAGACTCTATTGTAGTCGAGGACTCAAGAGAGGGTTGGGCTAATGCCTATAAGTGTTTTATTATAGAACTGTTCAATGGTAAGCATTTTACAGTTGACGTAAGTAAAATAAGAGCAGCCGGTACAAGACTTAAGACTTTTGGTGGGAGAGCCAGTGGTCCAGAACCATTTGTACGTCTTATTAAGTTTACATCTAACATCTTCTATGGTGCCAAGGGTCGTAAACTAAAGCCAATTGAAGTTCACGATCTTGTATGTCAGATTGCAGATAGCATTATCAGTGGTGGCGTAAGACGCTCAGCCCTGATCAGCCTATCAGATCTAAATGATTACGATATGGCCCATGCCAAAAGTGGTCCCTGGTGGGAAACTAATGGTCATAGATCATTAGCTAATAACTCTGCTGTATTTAATGGCAAGCCCAGTCTCGGTACATTTATGAATGAATGGGCTTCTCTTTACAATTCACGGTCAGGTGAGCGTGGTATTTGTAATAGAGAAGTAATGCAAAAGATTGCAGAAAAGGCTGGTAGAAATCCTAATTACAAGTTTGGTACTAATCCCTGTAGTGAGATTATCCTCAGACCAGATCAGTTCTGCAACCTAAGTACTATTGTAGTTAAACCACAAGACCAAGGCCCACAGCTAATTGAGAAGATCAGACTAGCTACAATCCTAGGTACCCTCCAGAGTGCTCTTACTAACTTTACTTACTTTGAAAAGAATGGTCAAACATCTTTCAAGGAAAACTGTGAAGAAGAAAGATTGCTTGGTGTATCTATGACTGGTATCTTTGATAACAACCTTACAAATGGTGGTCATGGTATTGAAGAACTACAAAAGATTCTTGAAGCACTTAAGTTTGTTGCTCACAAAACAAATGAACAGTTTGCTGAATATCTTGGTATTAATCCATCAAAGTCAATTACCTGTGTAAAGCCAGAGGGAACAACATCCTGTGTTGCTGGTTCAGCTAGCGGTCTTCATCCAAGATTTGATAAGTTCTATATCCGTAGAATCAGAATGGAAAAGAACTCACCAATGTCCAAGTTTATGGCTAATGCTGGTATTCCACATGAGCCTTGTGTTATGAAGCCAGAAAATACAACAGTATTCTCATTCCCAATTAAGGCAAACTTTGGTGTTACTCGACATGAGATTAATGCACTAGGTCACCTACAATTATGGTTGGCTTATCAACTATTCTACTGCGATCACAAGCCAAGCGTTACTGTAAACTATACAGATAATGACTTCCTATATGTAGGTGGTTGGTTATGGCAACACTGGCACATGGTATCTGGTGTATCATTTCTACCAACTGTAGAACACATCTACCAGCAAGCACCCTTTGAGTCTATTACTGAAGAAGAGTATGGTAAACTTGAGGCGTTAATGCCTACTCATGTAAATTGGAATCTACTTTCAGAATATGAAAAAGAAGATACAACCAAGGCATCACACGAACTAGCTTGTTCTGCTGGTGCCTGTGAAATAACTTAAGGAGTATATTATGTCTACAATGTTTGTTGAAAGTGAGTATGATTTGGATCTTGTTATAAACGAAGCAATTAAGCTCGTTAAACTAAAAGATTCTCAATTAGATGTTGGCTTTCACAACATGAATATGGCACACATATTCTTAAGTAACTTCCACACGGCATTAACTGAAAATAAAATAGATCCCGGTACAAAAAACTTTATGCTAAATATTATGGTATCTAAAAATGAACAGAGTTGAGTATTTACTATTAAGATTAAAACATAATGCACAAATGGATCCAGATCTTCAGCTATGTTTAAAGCTTATTAGAGATTATAAAGAAGAAATAACAAGATTAAACAATGAACGAGAACAACTTGAGAATAAGCAAAGAATTGATAGAGAAGCTGGAAAAAATAATAACCCTGAACCCAAACGATCTAAAGCTAAAGGATTACGAGCGTGGCTTCAAAGCGGGTCAGATAGAACTAGTTCAGAAAATACGGGCAATGTTTGACCTTCAGGAAAGGAGGTAACCTATGAGTTTTGGTGGAGGTGGTGGTGGTAATCGTGGTCCAAGTGGACAAATCACAGATCCAGATGCATATGCTATGAGCCTTATGCGTGAGCAAATGGCAATGCAAGCTAAGCTACAAAAAGAACAAGAAGCTAGAATGCGTGAAAACGCACGACTAGAGCGAATTGAAAACGAAAGACTACAGCAGGAAGCAGCAGCCAGAAGAGCTGGTGTAATTGCTGAAGAACGTCGTAGAGAAACAGCAACCTTCCTAGAGCAGACCGCTCAAGCTAGGGTTGATAAGGGTGAGATAACCCTAGGCGAAGCTGGTTTAAACCTAGACATGCCGGTTATTGAAAGACCAGCATACGAACAAGAGATAAGACCACTCTGAGGAGAGTAAATGAATACTGAGAAAACAATCAAAGAACGATGGCAAGTTTTAAATGCCAAACGTGATACTAAACTAAACAAAGCAAGAGCATGTTCTGCTATAACTGTTCCTACTTTGTTGCCATATGAGTCAATGACTGGAGAAGATAACCTACTTCAGACATTCTCTTCTGTTCAATCTAGAGGTGTAACATCACTTGCTAGTAAGATTCTCAGTGTATTAATTCCACTAAACGATACACCATTCTTTTCATTTGGTCTTAAGAATGGTCGTGAACCATCTAGAGAAGTAGCAGAATTTCTAGATAAGCTTTCTTTCCAAGTATATAAGAAACTAATATCTAATAACCTTAGAGAAGTTTCCTATTTAGCCATGCAACACCTCATAGTTGTTGGCGATGTTCTTATTGTGATGGAAAATGATTATTCATTTAGGGTAGTCCGTCTTGACCAGTTTGTAGTCCGAAGGGATGTAAATGGGTCTATTAAAGAGTTTATCTACCTAGAATTCGTTTCTCCATCCAATGTAGAACCAGCTAACTATTATGATTTTATTTCTGGTGAAGAAGAACAATCCGGGTATAAAACAGTTTATATCCGGGTTTGCCAAGAAGAAGATACTGGTCGCTGGAAAGTAGAAAAAGAACTAGAAAAAGAGATTATAGATGTAGGTTACTATGATGTTCTTCCGTATGTAATACTACGTTGGGCTACCATTGCTGGTGAAGATTATGGTAGATCCCATGTAGAAGATATCTACTCCGATATCAAGACTTTGGAATCATACAGCAGAGCCTTAATTCAAGGCATGGCTGCTGGTTCTACTTTTTTTATGGGTGTAGACCCAGCCGGTGTAACGGAAATTGATGACCTATCCGGGGCCGTTAATGGTCAATGGGTAGCGGCAAAGAAGAACGAAGTATTTACAATCTCACCATCAGATACTATGAATGCACAACTTCAGGTAAGTGCTTCAGCAGTAGAAACAATGCGCAAAGAGGTTGGTCAGGGCTTCCTGCTACAGACAGCAGCAATGCCTACAGGTGATCGCGTAACAGCTACCGCTATTAGAGCTGTCGGTAATGAGTTAGAGAATATCCTTGGTGGTACTTTCTCTGCTATTGCTAGAGACTTTATGATCCCTATTATTAGAAGAACAGTATATCTAATGTTGGATAACAACGAAATAGATGAAAGAATCAAGGACCAGTTTGATGAGAAGAATGGTATTCTTAACATTGAAATCCTGACTGGTTTACAATCATTGTCAAGAGAGTCAGATATTACCAAGTTACTCCAAATGGGTGAAATGGTAAGAAACCTACCTGAGCAAGCTGCGTCATCCTTTAAGTGGGATGCCTTTGCTAGAGCACTTATTACTTCACTTGGGTTTGATCCAGATAACTGGGTTAAATCACAAGAAGAAATACAAGAAGAAAAAAACAAGCAAGCTCAGATGCAGCAGCAGATGGAACTACAAAAGATTGTTGCTCAGCAAACAGCAAATGCTGCTGGCTCTGCTATGCAAGAAGATCTAAAGAATACTGGTGGTGCAAACATTCCACCAGAAGTACAACAACAAGCAATGAAACTATTTGGAGGTATGAATGGCTAAGAAAGCAAACAAATCAAGTATGCCCTGTAATAAACCAAGACCATCTACCTCACCCGGTAAGAAAAGAATGGTCAAGGCTTGCGCCAATGGTCAAGAAAAAATCATTCACTTTGGTGCCAAAGGGTATGGTCATAACTACTCTCCAGAAGCCAGAAAGAGCTTTAAGGCTAGACATAACTGTAATCAAGCAAACAACAAGCTAACAGCCAAATATTGGGCCTGCAAAAATCTATGGGCTGGCCCAGGTGGCTCTAAGCAAAGCTGCCCAAAGGGTAGGAAATGTAAGGGATGAATGCAGATAGAGATAGAAAAACACTAAATGCAATGCGTTTATTATTGGCTCCTGTTCAATCAAGCTTACTTGAGAACACAACCTTAATAAACTCACAGCTAAATCAGCTATCTCTACAACTTAACAACACAACATCCTACTTAAACCAAAGAATAGACACATCCGATCAGCTAACTTATCAAGTTCAAACAGCCTTAAACAGTGAAAAAGACGAAGCTTATCCTAATTCACTAAAGAGTGAAATAGTTAAAAAAGATCAGACTAAAGCTGCATCTAATGACTTTGTAATCGATACAACAATAACACCAAACTCAGTATGGGTTGGATTAAATTATACATATAGAGTAAACCAAACTCTTGTATTTAACCACTCCCCTACTGAGTATTTTTATGCACAAGTTAAAGACTATGATCCAACTGTAGGTGATTTAACATTTGGTATTACAAGATCCTATGGAACACCCGGTACTTATACTGGTTGGGATATATCAGTAGGGTCAGAGTTAATTAGCGATAGATATGGGTCAACTGCCAATACAATCTGTGAGGGTAATGATCCTAGGCTTACTAATTCAAGAACACCCACAGCCCATACACATCCCCTCAGTGACCTTACACAAAGCTCTGCGGCTACAGATCAGGTTCCTGCTTGGAACGGCTCTAATTGGATTCCTGTGACTCCAGTTAAACTAGGAGTAGCACAAACATTCACAGCCAAACAAACATTTGGTGAGATAGAGGCAGCCACAGAAGTTAAAACTCCTAAGGTTTCACTATCATCAGTCGTATTAAATACCTCAGTGACTGGTGTGATTGAGCACGATGGTAATATTATCTATGGTAATAACTCATCTGGCCGTGGTCTTATACCATGTGAACAAACATCTATACTAACATCTGATAGAACAATCTTAGCTGCCACTGGTAATCAAAATATATTTGATGTACCTCAAGATACAATAACACTTGCTGCCAATACTACATACCAAATTAGGGGTTATTTATATTTAACTATGGGTACAACTACAGCAAGACACCTAGCATTAAGGTTTATTGAAAGTGTTACAGTCAATCCACCAACAATACACTTTGCTACTATTGGTACACCAAGTAATGGCGGTGCAGCATTAAGAACTCAAGATTCTGCTTTTTATAATACTACTTTTGGTGGCAATATAACTAATGCTACATTCTCAACTAACAGCTATAATGCCTTTATTACTGGCATTATTAAAACAGCAGACTCAGTAACCATTACACCAAAGATTGCATTCAGTGCAAATCCTGGTGGTACTAATGTAGTAAAGATAGGAACCTATATAACATTTACTCCAGTAGGAACTAATGGTGTTTTATCCATTGGTCCTTGGAGCTAAAAATTCAAATAACCAAGCAGTTAGAATCATAGAAAGGTGATTATTATGCCAAAAGATGCCTGTTATCACAAAGTAATGACTAGGTATAAAGGTAAACACAGCGCATATGCCTCAGGCGCAATGGTCAAATGCCGTAAGGTAGGTGCCAAAAACTGGGGCAATAAGGCCAAGAAGGGAGGAAAGTAATATGCCAAAGGTAGGTAAGAAGACCTTCCCATATACCGCTAAGGGTAAGGCTGATGCTAAGGCAGCAGCTAAGAAGACAGGGAAGAAGATGATGACTAAGAAGGGTTACAAGTAATGGCTGACTTTTCTCAGGAAAGGAAGTACGGATTACATGGTTGGTTCAAGCGGAACAATGGTAAGGGCTGGGTAAACTGTAAGACTGGTGGGCCATGTGGTCGCAAATCTGCCTCTTCAGGAGGCTCTTATCCCGCTTGCCGACCAACCAAAGCCCAATGCACCGCCAAGGGTGTTAAGGCTAAGAAGAGTTCTAAGCCAGTTAGATGGGAGAAATCTAAGAAAGGAAAGAAATAATGGCAAAGAAAATGAAAAAGAAAAAGTCCACAAAGAAGATGTCTTGTGGTTGTGGGGGTAAGAAATGACACCAGTTAGTGGTGAGTGGACTCATGCTACCTTTTTAAAACTTAGCCCAAGGTAATTTATGTATCATTGTAGAAGAGTTACAGGAATTAACGGCGGATCTACTGGAGCTATATGGGGAATACCTGTAGACGACATAACATCTTTTTTTGTTGGTGATGTTGTTGCTGTATTCAATCCAGTAAACAGCGGCCAGATTACACAAACAAGTAGAATTTATGAAATAATACCAGTACCTAACTCAAGTGCTGGTACAATTTTTATGCAAGTTTGTGGCGGGGGTACAAACGGTATTGTTTTTTCTAACTTAATTATCCAAGAAGGATATGAGCTTAGAACAATAACTGGATTGGTTTCTTCTACAATATCTGGTCCATTTAGTACATATGTTGATAACCAAAATAATACAGTCCAAGGTCGTGGCATTATAGAAGAAAACTATAATCCAGCAAGACACGAACTATTTAATTACGATGTGTTTAATACTGCTATTCCAACTGCTACAGCTTGTAAGAATACATCTTTCATGCTAGGAACCCCATTTAATACATATCACTTTAGTGGTATTGTAACTGGTGGTAGAGTAAATAATGCTCCCAATACTGGATGGAATGGTAAATCCTGTAGAATAGCACACATGTTAACATCTCAACACATAATACTTAATGGACATTATCCATTACGAAATGATATAGCTTATACTGTTGATGCTAGTGGTAATAGACAAACAATAACAAAACGAACACCACAAGAAGTTGGCGGCAATCCTAATGGTTTGTATCCTTATTCTTCAGCATTTAAAAATGGCGCACTAGACATTGGTTTTTATCCACTTTGGTTTGCTTTAAAAAATCCTGGATTAGATATTACAGATGTATTAGATGTACCACTTGAAGTATTTCAATCCTTTTCAGACCTTACAATACAAGCTATTAAAACTCCAGTAAATATAATTAAACCAAAAGTTCCATTTAAAAAGACAACAAAGCTTTCTGCTAACTATCATAATTTCAACTCTATAACAAGGAATTTAAAAGCATCCGCATGTTTGTTAGTTCAAAGTTCTTTTCATAGGGGTTATTTAGGATTAAGCTCTAGCAATTTTGGTATTCTAAAGGAAGTCTTTTCCGTAGCTAGCTTTTATGGTGATTTGTTTAACTATATAAATAAACCAGCATGGTTTAACAATACAGATGAAAATTCATCTATGCAAGAGGGCGATTCTTCATCATTAGTATTTTGGTGCTTTGATAGAAATGGCACAATAACCCCAGAAATTTTACTACCACTAACTGGATTGTTCTCTGGTGGTGTTTCTAATCAATTAAACACAGCCGGAACTTTAAATTTACCAGCTACTTTTATTGGACTAAACGGAACAGAAGTTACTCAAACAATAGATCAACATGTTTATGCTGTTTTTGGTAGTACAGGAGCACCAGGTATTCTTACGGAAAACCAAAAAAAAGTTATTGAGTTTATTCTTAAAGATAAAAGCTGGCAAATAACGCATCCTGATTTTATTTCAGCAAACCCTGAAAAAAATATTTATGAGTCAGATATCGTTGATACTATGGTTAATTGGTACGATGTTTCTGATCCTAATGAGTCTTTGCCACCTATTACAAATGAACAAATATTCTCATTAAGAAGTGGAATAAACCTAGAAACAACTGATCCATCCTTTAAAAGATTTAAACCAGAGGATAGATTTACTACTAAAAATATATTTAACTGGGGTACTTCCTTTGAAAGTTTTAATCAAATTACATTAACTGGTCTGAATTATAGGTTTAATTTTAAGGGCTATAATCCACTTACAGATGACCCAGATGGTGTACATCAGCTTCATTCTTTGCCACAACTGCCACCACCAGCTGATACTAAAGATATAAAACTTCCCTATATTGTTTTTAGGAAAGCAACATCTAGTGACGTAATAGCACTAGAATCAAATCCAAATACTAATGTATCGGTATTTAAAAACGGCGGAAGCCTATTACAAAACAATGTCCTTACTCCGGTAGATATGGAATTCCACAGATCCGGGGCTAAACTTATCAAAAAGAAACTAAAGTGAGGTAATAATAACATGCCAGGTATTTCTTATCAACAAGCATATGCTTTAGCTTTTGGGGCTTATATGTCACCAAGCGGCAATAAATCGTTTTCTATAGCTGGGTCTATCGGACTTCCAACAAATAAAAATAGACTATCCGGTTTACTTTCAAATACTCCTATTGATTTAGTAACAATTCCAGCAGAAATATTTGATAGTCCATTTAATCCAGGTATTTTATCCTTTACTGCTGCAACTTCAAGTACTGAAGTTAATGAAGTTGTTAATGAAGTTGTTAATGAACAAGTAGCTTTAAGTCCTAACCAAGAAGACGGCGGTTCTCATAGAGTATACAGTTCTTCAAAATGTTTACTTATTTGGGATACAGACTCTTTATCTGGAGCACTACCACTTGATACTGATACTGTATATATATCATCTTATGGTGAAACCGTATCTCCAGATGTTCTACCAGCTTCTTCAAATATATCAGTAACTTCGGTTGAGGGGCCACATAACATAGCTAAGTTAGCTAAAACAGGTGCTGGAACAATCCAAATAGAAATACAAAGATTATATGATGACGATAGTATATTCTTTTCAAGCTCTACATTTGGAAGTAATCCAGCTGGTAGTGGGTTAAAAATATCAATATCAAATGCTACTGGTACTGGGTCTGGTTTTAATACAGGAGCACAGGAGTTTATTTTAAAAACCACAGCAAGCTATCCTGTTTCAGGTCTTAGTACTTGGTCTGGTTCTAATTTATATATAGTTGGTGAATTAGTAAAATATCTAGAATTATATTATATATGTGTTCAAAATACAACTGAGGCTCAAGAACTACCAACTAATGAAGATTATTTTGAACCCTATACAGAAACTGATTTTACCGAAACTAGTGGTGCATCTATTAGTTTTTTAGACCAATCAGTTAATGGTATAAATGTCTTTAGAATTAATATTCCACTTAATTTATATAGAGCACAGGTTTTAGCATCAACTGGTAGATATATACCTAATACAAATACAATCTCATCTTGGATTTCTTTAGCAAATAATACTACACTTATTGACGAAGTAACAGGTGGAGGAACTGCTGGAAATCAGTGTGGTACTTTAACCATAAAACCAAAAAATAATAACTATTCTAAGGGTAGTGCTTGGTTGCTTAAACTATCACAAGCAGCACCACTTGATAATACAATTAATGTTTCTGAGATTCCAAATGCTACTTTTTTAGCTGGATTAAGTAGTTCGTTTATATTTAGTATTGGTTCTGCTGGTGGTACCGTTGTTCCTGTACTTTCGTATAAGTACGGTGGTGATATAAATGGATCTGGATTTTTAACCCAGACTGAAAAAAATTACCATAACACAGGTGTTAAAATAGTTAGCAAACTAAAAAAGTGAGTAAACATGAAAAGTAAACAAAATAAAAAGAAATCTCCAATACAAGGTATGGGTATGGAAGGAATGCTTGGTAATGGTACGATGTTATTAGATGGACCTATGGCTTCCGAATCAACCGGAGCTTTCCAAAGAATGCCCGGTGCTGGTATGATGGGTGGCATGTCTATGAATGAACAGGGTGCCAAAGAAATGGCCTCAAAGAAAAAACAAAAAACTAAGGGCCTTAAGCGATGAAGCCTAAGGTTAACTTAGATTATATTAAGAATCGGACTGGCCCAAAGCCAGATACTAATAAACCCAAGTTAAACAAAAAAGCTAAGACTGGTCGTAAATAACCAACAATCTTAGCAAGGAGAGTTTTAAATGATAGATAATACAAATGCTGAACAATCTCAACCTGTCGAGACTCAGCCAAATATAGTTGATCCAACACCATCAGAAGATCCTGTTATTACACATGAACGTGCTATGTTTAACAAGTATGTTCAAGATCAGGGTCAGAAGATTCCATCCAACTTCAAGGATGCAGATGCTTGGTTTAACAGTCTTGTAGAAGCCCGTAAAGGGTTTACTCAGGCCAGACAGGAAGTTGCTGCTCTGAAGAAGCAGTATGCCGAAGCCGGGGTAACAAATCCAAACTTTGTTGAAACCCGTCAGGTTGAATCTACTACTCCAGAAAAACCAGAAGACTTATCTGGTATTCCTGAAGATCTTAAAATCAATACACCATCTCAGGCTCCAACCATTAATAATACTAAGGTTAGTGCAGAAGATTGGACCAAGTGGGGCAAAGAAATTGACTCAAGTGGTTCCGTAAGTGCAGCTACCCGTAAGGAAATTAAGGATAAGATGGGGGCTGATGATGTTATTATTGAGCAAATGATCCGTGGTCGTAAAGCTTTAGCTAAGCAATCATGGGACGAAGCGGCTGGGGTTGTCGGAGGGAGTGATAACCTCAAGCGAATGTTTAAGTGGGCACAAGAGAATCTTACTAAAGAAGAAATTGATGCCACTAATAGAGCATTACAGACAACTGCATATAAGAATGTGCTGTTAGGTCTTAAGGCTCGGGTAGAATCTAATCAACCACAGCAAAAGCCAAAGGCTCAGGAACCCCAGGCTTTGCAAAATAGAGTGAATCAATCACAGGTTCCTCAACAAGTACAGGTATTTAAAAACATGGCGGAACAGAAGGCTGCTTTATCAGACCCCCGCTATAGAACAGATCCTAATTTTAGAAGAGCTGTCGAACAAATGTTAGTAAATACCAGTAGATTTGGTTACAGAAATCGTTAACTCCGTAGAATCGTGTAAGAAATTTATATATGTTTTTCTTACAAAGACACGGAACAACTAATGGTTTCTCCTAAGTTATTATTTTAGATTAAAGAGAGTTTCTAATTTAAGGAGAAACAAACATGGCAGATTATTCAGTTGTTAATAATGGTGATACTAATCCCATTTTCCCAGTAGGTGTAAACGTTGGCAATTGGCCACAGGGTGGTACTGCAGCTTCGACTTCTTCCGGTACTCCAGCAGTTTCTGCTAATCCAGATTACTGGTTACCAATCTGGAGTGGTGAAGTTCTAAATGCTTATGATCAATACAATGTATTTGAACCAATGGTAATGACCGAAACCATTGAATCAGGTACTACTAAGCGTTTCCCAATTACCGGCACCGTTGGTCACATCGGTGTATGGAATGCTGGTGAAGAGCTTATTGGTTCAAAGGATATTGACAACCCAGGTTGGTTTGATATCTCACTTGATCAAAGACCAATGGCTTCATTCTTTGAACTTGATGACATTCATCTTATGCTTACTCAGTGGGACTATAGATCAGAACTTGCTCGTCAGGCTGGTCTAAAGCTTAGCTACATCCGTGATAAGCAGATCGCTTGCATGATTGCTCAGGGTGCATTTACAGCCGCCCGTGCTCCATTCACAGCATCATACGCTGGTATGAATGTTGGTGGTGCCGCTGCTGTTCTTCCACCAGACGCAGCTTTTAACGTACTCGGTCTTCGTGGTGCAGGCGCTACTGAGCGTACCGATGCTGCTCTAAAGCTTCTTGAGTATCTAGAGCGGTACATGGTACGTCTTGCTGAAATTGACGCTACTATGGGTGAAGTCTATTGCGCTGTTACTCCACAGGCTTTCCATGACATTCGTGCTCTTGGTATTGCCCGTGATTCTACAGGCCTACAGGGTGGTGCTGGTCGTCCATTCTTCGGCGGCGTTGCTGAAGCAGGCGGCTTAGGTACTGGCCTAAGCAATGGCATGTTCGGTATTACCGAATCACTAGAGTACATGGGTGTTAAGATCATCAAGAGCAACCACCTTGGTGAACTTGACCACGCTAAGGTTGAGCAGGGTCAAGCAAACACCGTTAGAACAGCATTTAGCTCAGTTGGTAAACTTGCTAATGCTGGCAATGTTGGTGTTATTGGTGACCTTGGTGATGCCAAGTATAACTTTAACTGGTTTGATGGTACTCGTAATGACGATGCCGTAGTTGGTAATAACGGTGTAATTAACACCAGCGATTTTGTTACCCCAGTTAAGGCTTTGATTTGGCAGCGCAGTGCTGTATGCTCACTTAGACTACAGGGCATGAAGGTTGAGACAGTTAAGGATGTCCGTAGAGGTACATTCTTCACTGTAGCTAGCATCATGGGTGGTGCTGGCGTACTCCGTCCTGAGCTTTGCGGTGCTATTCAGGGCAGCTACACAGTCTGATACATTTAAATTATTAGTACCTAGGGGGTCGAAAGATCCCCTAGGTATTTTTTTTAGAAGGGAGGATTATATGTTAAAACCATACAATCCAGTACAACAATCGTCCCGTGGACTTGGTGATACCGTAGCTAATGTTGCTAAGAAGCTTGGCTTTAAGCAAACAGAAGGCTGTGGTTGTCAGAAACGCCAAGAAGCATTAAACAGGCTTGTTCCTTATGGAAAGAAGGGAGCTAAGTAATGGGTTCCTATAGCTATACCGAAGCTGTGAACCACATGTTGCTTGTTTCAGGTGAACATCTTATTAATGACCTTAGTGCAGAAGCTGGGGTTGATATAAGTGTTGCAGAGTTTATTCTTAAGCAAACCATAAAAACCTATCAATTAAGGGGGTTAGCTAATAATAGATATGTAACGACAATTGCTCCTGACGTTAATGGTAAAATTAACTTACCATCTCTTGCTTGTTATGCCCAGGTTGTTGAGCCTCTGTTCGATCCTACGACGGGGGAGGTGATCCAGACTACATTAAAGTCCAATCCTACTGCTAGGCTATTCAACATCACCAAGCAAACAGATGTTTTTACTCAGTCTTTGGATGTCGAAGTTATTGTTTTACTAGGTAACGACGAAAGTAAATATGGTTGGGATGATATTGATTCTCCCTTACAAAGAGCAATTATGGAAACTGCCGCTAGAGAGTATCAAATGATTACTCAAGGTGATATTAATATAGATAAAAGGCTTGCTATGCAAGAACAAGTCTTTGTATCTAGAGGCAGGGCATCTGATATATTTAAAAAGAACAGATCTATATTCTTGGGTGATCCCGGTACAAGAGCAGCAGTTAATCGCCGTGGTATCCTAAGTAATGATCCATACTTTACAAGAACGAGGTTCTAATGGCATTTATAAGACTTCCAATTAACAGCCTTAGTGGTGGTGTAGGGCGACAGGCTCCTACTAAACGATTGACAACCGAAGCAGAAAATATTGACAACTGCTTGGTTACGCTGGAGAGGTCTGCCGAAAAACGACCACCACTAAGTAGTATTAATATGGGTGGGGGGAGCGCATATTTAGATATCCCAAATCTAAATCCTCCCCTTAACCTTAACTTTAATGCTGATAATTTATATTTTCATTTCTTAGATATTGATGGATTTAATCGTTATTGTATTATAATTAACAGATCTGGATATGACTTTGAACCATCTAATAGTTATGTTAATCCAAATACAAATGAAGAAATAAACCTATCTAATTTTATTACTGTTTATAGGATTGAACCTACTGAATGGGTAAAAGAAACCGTTGACTCATCTGTAGGTACAACAGTAAGTAATACATCTGGATTTAACAGAGCTATATTTGAGTACTTGACATATGGTAACAAAAATAGTACTTCTAATTATAGAATAGCTCGTTCTGTTAAAGGATCAGTATCGGCAACAAATATTAAAGATACTTTTGGTTCTACAGATTTTGATGTTGGTATAATTTTATGGAACAAGTTAGTTGAAATTGATTATTTACCTGACAATGCAGCATTAGATCCTTCAAATGTTGCTTTAGGGTGGGCTAGTACATTTGAAACAAATCAATTTATACATTCCGGTGATACAATTAACTATAAGATATCTACATTTCCACCAGGAACAATACCAACAACAGAAGATATTATCGGAGATCCTGGATATATAAAAAACGTAAGAGATGATATTGATATTACTCTTGTTGATGGTGTTGAAGTAGATGATGGACAAAGCAAAGAAAACTTTGAAGGTGTTCCACAATATCCTGTAACCGATGTACAAACTAACACAAATACAACTTGTGGATTTAAAGCAACAAGAACATTATACCATTTAATTGATAATCCAAGAATTATACCAAGAACTGCTGGAACAAATATTGATTTTAATACAGACCAATACTATCTGACATCTCCACTAACACCACTGGTTAGAGACAGTGCTATACCTGGTTTTGGTAAGGTATTTTTTACAAGAAACTCATATAGTACATTTCCAGTTAGTTACTATAGAGCAACTAGATTTTCAAGAAATCCATACTATGAGCGTGTAAGATCAGAATCTCCAAACTCGGTGCTTGATCATAGAAGATTACCAATTATAATCTATAAAGATGTTACTGGTAGTGGTAATTGGAAAGTAAGGCCATTGCCGGTACAGCCACGAATTTCTGGTACAGATATTAGTAATCCCGGACCAACAGCATTTACTAGAAAAGAAAAAATTCAAAGTATTACTTTATGGAAAAGTAGACTTTGGATTGCTACCGAAAATACAATATTTTCTAGTAGACTAAATGATTATTTTGATTTCTGGATTAACGATATTGAGAATGTAACAGAAACAGATCCTATTGATATTCAGGCTACTGTGGGTGTTTATAATAAACTTACTTACATTGTACCATTCCAGAGTACATTGTTTGTAGCTACTGCTGGGTCTTTACAGTTTGAGGTTCGTGGGGGTTCCGCTGATGTAGGTATTTCTCCGTTTAACGTAGAGTTTAGACCTACATCTTTCTATAGCACCTCTAAAATTACAGAACCACAAAAACTCGGTAACAATATATTCTTTGCTAATGCCAGTAAAATGTATATGTATTTAGGTAGTGGTAATGCTACTAGTGAATACTCCACAGCTATTGATGTTAGTCAGCACTGTAAAGATTATTTACCAGAAAATATTAGAGTTTTAACTACAAGCTCATCTACAGATAGTATTCACATGGTAGATGATAATAATAGAAATCAACTATTTAACTTTGTATTTAGAACTAATGGCGAACAGATTGCTCAAAATGCTTTTCATAGATGGATACTAGCTCCAGAGGATGACATAGTAGCACTTAAAACCTACGAAAAAGACTTTTATATTGTATCAAAAAGACCAGCTACTTCTAATTCAACAAATAAAGCACTAACAGTTTACTTTACATCCTTAGAAACAGTGCCATTTACTACACCAATGATTGATTGGTTAACACTTATAACTACACCATTTATGACATTTAATGGTACAAATACAATAATTACATTACCATTTTATGACCCAAGAATAGATTCGGTTATAAAATCTTCGGCATGGGGTAATGACGCTTATACAGATATAAATATCGTAAATACCTTTGTTGATAATGTTACTGGATATACCAAACTTACTGTTTCTGGTAATATTACAGCTAACTCTGTTTGGGTTGGTAGATCTTATGAGATGTCTATAGAACTATCTCAACAGGTAATCCGTGGCGGTGGCCAGGGTTCAGGACAGGTTGTAGAGGGTGTATTAAACCTTAAGAGAATTACAACCAGACACCTTAATTCTGGTGTTTACGATATTGAAATTCAAAGACGTGGTAGACCATCAACAAATGTTTCATTCTACCCCTTTGATATTAACAGTTTACAATCAATTCAAGGTAATATTAAGATTGATGCCGTAGGTGAACACTTTGCTAAAATCTTATCTTACTCAGAATCATGCAAAATATTCATTAAATCAGACTATCCGACTCCTTGTAACATTACTAATATAGACATCATTGGTAACTGGAGATCGTTAAATACAAGTATAGAATAAGGAGAATTTACAATGCCTTGTTATAGTTATTCAGCAAATCTACCTATTTTAGCTAGCAATGTAGAAGCGGTTTTTAATGCAGCTGGTGGCACTACATTCTCATACGATTCTTTATATTACATTTGTGAAATACCTATTTCTAATCAGATTTATGTATACACAAGACCATCAGTAAACGGCGTAGAAACACTACGGGTAGAGAATACTGAATATACAATCCAAGGTACTAATATTGTATTTAACTCCGCTCCATCTGGTCAGGTTGTTATTAGAAGAATAACTAATGACCAAAGAATGCTTACTGTATTTAGTGATGGTGCAAAACTATCGGCTAATGAACTTAACTCAGCATTCCATCAGTTACTCTTTTTAACGCAAGAAAAAGAACTAAGTGGATCTACATATAATAATGTATTTACAGATTTAAACAGTATTCCTGCATGGAGTAATGGGTCTGTTTATCAGATTGGTTCTGTAGTTACATTTAACGGATCGGTTTATCGATGTCTACAGCTAACAACAGCTGAAGAAAGTCCAACAACCCATCCAGCAAAATGGACACTTGTAACAGCATCTTCGTTTAATTTTGTTAGTATTGGTGGCCCAAATCCTGTAATATTTGATTTTGGAAACCTTGATCCAAACTCTACCCTTAGTTGGGATGGAACTAAGTTTGTTGCCAGTAATGGCGTATCTACAGACTTAACTAGTTTAACCGATGTAACATTAGAGAACCCACCAGAAAATAATGATATTCTTAAGTATGATTCTACAACATCTAGGTGGATAAATACTCAAGCTTCTTTTAATTTGTTTAGTACTCCAGTTGTTACACCAGGTAGAGCCTTTCAAAACCTAGCAACAAACCTTTCCTATACAAATGGTGGAGTTGCTGTAGACGTTGGCTCTAATCTAGATCAGTTTAGAAATGCAAATAATAACTGGGTCTTACCAGATCCACCAACTGTTTACAGTATTATACAGTCTTGTGTTCCGGCTGTTCAAACAAATAATCCAGTAATTACAGATCTTAGACAATACCTAACATCAATAGAAACTAGGTTCCAAAACGTAGCTAGTAATATTGCAAATCCAGTAAAAGTAAAATTCTTATGGAATTTAAACGAAGACCGGCAAAATATTCTTGATTCAGCAACTGGAAATATGTTAGATGGTTATCAATCTATGTATTGGAATAAACCACTAGAATTATATGGTAGTGCTATTTCTACTGGTGGCACCACCGCTGATGGATATTATGTTGGTGCTGGTACATTATTAAAGTATCATGGTATTTTATCTGGTGGAAACGTATATCAAACTTCACCATTTTTTACAAGAACAACAATTGGAGCTGCAACAACCCTTAAATCTAAAATTAGTTGCTATGGTGTAAGACATTTCTATCTTTCTGTACCTGAATGCGCTACTTCTAATTTATCAAGCATTCCTGTAATAATAGGTGGTAGTTTTGTATCTACATCTACCTTACCTGGTTTAACACAACAACTTAGAGTTAATACCAACCCAAATACAATTGATAAAAATTCATTAGTAACTGTAAAATACCATGATTTTTATTTAGCGGCTTTAAGAGATTTTGCCTTTGCTTCTATGAATGATAGAACAACAAATGCCGTATCTGGGGATACTCCATTATTTAATCTTGAATATAGTACAGATACCCATCCTTCTACAGCTGCTGATAATAATGCTATAATAAAGGAAAGATTTGTAAGAAGAAGAAAATCTTCTTTTATAAATGCTGAATACAATTCCTTTACTGATGTTAACTTTAAAAGACTAGAGGGAAACGAAACGGTAGCTGCTGTGTTGTGGAAAATTCCAAAACAAATCATTTATTACAACAGACAAGCACTTGCTTTATCTGCTAGTGGAACTCAACCAGTATTAACTGCTGACGGTCGTGGTTTAAGCCAAGGAACACCAACACCAGTAGCTGGAACAGAAGCCTTTGCTGAAGTAGAACAAAACTTTAATACTTTAAAAAAAGAACTAAGGTGGGAAGGTTGGTCAAAGCCAACACAACTAACATATGCCCAAAGCACCACAACAGAACTTAATGATGGTACTGTATTTAAAGCAGATGGTGTTTGGAGTGCTTGGAATTACCAGTGGAGTAGTCAGTATTACTTACTGGGTGGCATAAATCCAGAAGTATTTGGATTAGCTGATATTGATTGGATGGCCCAAGAAGTTGGTACTATACAAGTAACCGATACCATGAAATTTTTTAGTTTAGGAAAACCAGAGTATGCGCCACCAATAGTTAGATCTGGGATAAGCAATGCTGCTGGTAATCCTCTCTTAGGATCGGCAATTTCAACTAATGGAGATCCTTTATCTCCAGTTGGCATTTACGGTGGTGATTGGTGGCCTTGGCACTATAGACCAAACGATATAAGAGTAGCAAGTATTGCTTCTAGTTGGCCAGATGGATTAATTGGAACACATCTATTAAATATAGATGCAAATAAATTATTCTCAGAAGCATCCAGATTTGTTCCAGATCCTGTTGATGAGTATGTATTTAGATTAGTTTGTAAGAAAAACCTTACTAACACATTTAGAAATGCTGGAGATAGTAGTAATAAACTAAGAACATCTATTTTACTAGAGCATGGATTTGCATCTAATAGCAGATTTTCAGATAATACTATATTAACCTCATTGAATCAAGTTTTTGGGAATAATATTAAAACAGCTACTAGTAACTATTTAAAAACAAGAGTTGATCATTCTAAGATTAAAGTTTATGTAAAAAATGAAGCAATTGAACAAATAGGTTCAGATTCAAGATTGGTTGTTACTATAGGTATTATTGTCCCAAGAGTTAAATCAATTGGTTACAGTAGAATTTTTAGAAAGCTTACACCATTAGGATCTCAAGCTAGAATTAGAGATGGTGTAACAGTAGATACTGAAAAAGATTATGGACCCTGGAACTGGGATCTAGAAGTTTACAACACAGACTATGGGACAGCTTCTAGTGATTATTATACTTCAGGTATTGAATCGTTTGATGCTGGTGCAGGTTTAAACTCGGCAGTAGACTGGTATAACTTTGATGACTATACGGCACAGTGGAACTCGCAATATCAAGGATATCATAATGGATCTTTTAATACAGCTTATAACTGGACTAATAGAATAGCAACTGGAAATATATCAACTAAAACTGTATTTTCAAGGCACAACTATAAAGCAGCAAGTCCAGCTAATAAAGATAATGCCTGGACTTCAGCAAATAATGTATCAATTTCAGGTAGAAATGAATGCGCTGTAAAGTTTGTAAATGTTGGTATTCCAAGTGATTTATGGATTAGACTTAGTATTCTTAATACTGATGCAACTTTAGATTTAATTGAAGGTACAGTAGCAGCTAACCAAGGTCTAAATACAACTACAATTTCAGAAATTTAAGGAGATCTTATGCCACCAAAAGAAAAAGAAACATCCGCTATATTAGTTCAATGGTTCCAATTGGTTGTTTTAGCTATTGGTGTTGGTGCTTTTTTTGTTGATATTGGCAAAAGATCCCAAATGCTAGATAAAACAAATCAAGACTTATCAGAACTAAAAACAATTGTTCAAGACTTGGTTAAAGCACAAATTCAAATATCATCTAATGATGCCACACACAAAGCAATGTTAGACGATCTTAAAGCCAGAGTTGTTGAACTAGAAAGAAGAAAGTAATGTATAAGTATATATTACTACTATGTTTAGTTCTAGTTGGTTGTAAATCACCAACAGCACAAATCGCAAAAGATGCTAATCAAGTATCTACTTTGGCTCAATCTTCTAAGGAAAGGTTTATTAGAATTGATGAAGCCACAAAAACCGAGGTTATAGATGTTGCGTCGATCCAAGCAGAAGCATCTGCTGGAACGAAAGAACAAGATACTATAGTTAATCTAACTAAGTCTACATTGGTTGCGTTAACCAAAGTAGAAGACAAGGTTCCTTGGTGGGCTAGTTTATTATCTTATATAATGATTACTCTTAGTATAATTGCTATTTGCTTTATACTTTGGTATACCGGACTAGGTACATTACTTAAGGGTATATTCTATTCTTTAGGTTTATTTATTCCTAAGGCTAAACTAGAGCAGGCTGAGTTAGCTAAGAAAACGCTAGACGAGTCTGATCCAGTTACCCCCCGGGAAATGGTTGCTGCATTACGGGCATCAGACCCCGCTTTTGATGCGGCTTACAGTAAGTTAAGTAAAAAGGAGAATTAATATGGAATCATTTTTAGGCAGTCTTTGGTTTGCTGGTATGTTATTTGTAGTTGGTTATGTTGCTGGTCATGTCTTCCCAATCACTAAGCTAGGCAAGAAGTGATATGAAGGAGCATTTAAATAAGTTACAGGAGTTATTGATTGCTCGTCTTATTGCCGACTTTGGTGATGAAGCTAAGTGTACTCCTGGTTTTTACACTGTAGTCCGTGGTATCCTTAGTGACCACAAGGACCAGGTTAACAAGATTCCAAGTGAGTCTATTGAAGCTGTTGAGCAAGCCATGAAAAATGCTGCTCCATTCAAGATGAAACAGGCCACTTATTAATAGGAGATTCGGATGCGGGTTCCCCAAGAAGTTGTAGATGATTTTAGAAACCACCTTTACTTTTGTTTTAAGCATCTCGGCCTTGGGGAACCTACCCGAATCCAATATGAACTAGCTAGACAAATCCAGGAGGGTCCAGAAGATCAAATTATAGCCGCAGGACGCGGTACTGGTAAATCAACCATTACAGCTTGTATGGCAAGTTGGGAGTGGTTAAGAAATCCTAACTGTACCTTTCTTGTATTGTCTAATACTCAGGGAAAAGCTATTGACTTTGTTTCCCAAGCTAGAAAGATTTTATCTGTTGTTCCATACTGCCAACACCTTATTCCAGGTGAAGCAGATAAGGATAACGCACTTGGTTTTAACATATCTGTTAGGACTAAGTTTACACAGGATCTAAGTTGTGCAGCCCGTGGTATTACTGGGCAAATTACTGGTCTTCACGCAGATCGTATTATCCTAGATGACATTGAGATTGCTGGTAAGAATGAAACACCAATAGGTAAGGAAAACTTACTTAAGAAACTCAATGAACTTGAGTCTATTAGGAACAAACCGTCTAGAGTTATATTCCTAGGTACACCCCATTATCAGGACTCTATTTATAATGTCCTTAAAGTATCATATCCTATGATTAAGTATCCGGCTGAAATGCCTAATGCTCTAACTCCCCATGAGACTGAGGACGTGGCTCCTTGGGTCCTAGAGCTTGATATAGAGCCAGGGGATGCAACCCAGCCCGAACGGTTCGACCGAGTAGAGCTAGCCGCCAGACAGGCTAAAATGGGGCCTAGCGCGTATGCTCTACAATATCGTCTTATAACCTCTTTAGCCGATGCCGATAGATACCCACTAAAGTTACGGGATCTTATTGTTATGGATATTAATCCTACAGTAGCTCCAGATCTAATAGTTTGGCAGGGTCAAAATGCATTATCAGGTATGCCAATGTTTGGTATAACTGGAGACATAATTCCAGAACCAATGCACATGTCTGATAACTTTATGCCATATCAACATACACATCTTTGTATTGACCCATCGGGTAGAGGAACAGACCAAACCGGGGTTGCCGTTGTTTCTGTACTAAATGGAATGATCTTTGTACATGAACTAATGGGTATTGATGGCGGATATGATGACATTACCCTAGGTAAAATTGCTAAACTTGTCAATGAATATGAAATAAAACTAGTTAGAACGGAGTCTAACTTTGGTGATGGTTTGTTTACCAAAGTATTAGTACCATTTCTAATGAATGAATGCGGCAGGGTAGGTGTAGAAGAATACAAGGTAAAAGGACAAAAAGAAATCCGTATTATAGAAACTCTAGAGCCTGTTATGGCTATGCATAGATTGGTTATTGATCGTAAGGTAATTAAAGACCAAGAAAACCAAGTTCAGTTGACTAGAATCCATCGTGGACGTGGGGCACTAAAGCATGACGATAGGATTGACGTATTGGCATCAGCTGTAGAATACTATAAAGAACATATGAAGTTAGATGTTTCTAAGGCTTCAGAAGATAATCAGAAGAAAGCTTGGGAAAAGCGAGTAAAAAACTGGGCTGAAAACTTTAGGGCTGGTGATTATATTCCAAGCAGCGGTGCTTTAAAACTAATATCAACTAATCATAAACCACCTAAGAAAAATCAATGGGGTTGGAGATGATATCTATTGTAACTGGGGTAGGACCCAGGGTTGGTACTTCGTACATAATGAATGAAGCCCGTAAAGCTGGATTACCTATTATGGGTAAAAAACATTTAAAGGGTCTTACAATAAAAAAACATAATCCAAGTGGATACTGGGAATTAGATCCCTATATAATACCACAACTAGCCGCAACCAATGCACTTGATGGATACATTATAAAGATGTGGTCCCAAGGTCTTAAACTACTAGATCCAAATAGTATTGGTGCTGCCGTAATAATTGAAAGAAAAGATAAACAAGCGCAGTTAAACAGTATGTATAAAGTGTGGAAGGATGAAATTAAAACAAAAGTTGGTAGTTTATTTTCGGATTTATCTGTAGAAACTATTTATAACAATCATTTAGAAGCACTTAATAAATATAAATTTAACTCTGTGTTACATGTATATACTGAAGATTTAACTAATAGAACTAAAGAAATTCTAAACTATTTAGAAAGAGGTCTGTAATGGCTATTATAGCTGGTGCACTAATTGGTACTGCTATCGCGGGTGGTATAAGTACAATGGCTCAAGGAAGAGCAAATCAAGCAGCTTCAGAACAAAGAAATCAAGCAGCATATCAACAATGGTTGCAAAACTTAAGAGAAGTTGCAAATTTTAATGCTAGAGAACAGTTTATGTCAGCATATAACTTTACGCAACAAACAAAAAGAAATATGGCTATATCTTCTTCTGCATATAGAACAAGAACAGAAAAAGGCCAAAACGCAGCAGAAATAAACACATTCCAAAACACACAGTTATCAAGACAGGCTACACAAGCCGGTGCTTCTTTGCTAAATGCAGTAACAAATAAAGGCATTTCTGCAAACAGTGGTTTATATGCGGCTTTATCTTTGGCACAAAATATTGATGTAATTAATAATGCAACCCAGCTAAAGAAAAACTACCTAACAGAACTACAAAATCTTGATAGAGAATTTAGATCTACTATGTCTCAACGAACAGAAAACATTTTCTTACCGAATTTAAGAATTGCTGGAGAACGTCCAATATATGAAAACTCATCAGCTTATGCAACAGCTGGTTATATTGCTGGTGCTGCTCAAATTGCGGGTGGTATTGGTGGCGCAGCAATTGGTGGAGCTTTTGGTTAATTTTAAGGAGAATTAAAAATGGCAGATATACGAAATCTATTAAGAATTGATCAAGTAGCTCCAACATCTGTTTCTGCTAATCCAGTAGAATTTACAAGTGCTGAGTTTTATGGTGGACAGACAGACGTTGCTAAGGCTCCAACTTATGTTGGTAGGGGTAATGAAGAACTACAATATATGGCACTAGCTGAGATTGCTGGTGGTGTTCAGCAAGGTTTAAATAACTTCTCAAGCATTGCTCAAACCCTAGATAGACGAACAATTTCAAAAGTTGAATCCCAGTGGGAAGAGATTGATGCTAATGATACCTTGTCACCAGATGAAAAAATCTCTGAGTTTAATAAGATCCTAAATAAAACAGAAACACCATTCTCAGGCAACGAGTGGAAATCGCAGTTTACAAGAAGAGTAGTAAAATCTTGGGGTGCGGATTTCTCAAATGAAGTAGCTCAAAATAGTTTTAATAAGTGGGTAATGAGCAAAAGTGATAAGTATAGTGATATCATGGGTCCACAACTTATCCAGGAAGCTATGGATGAGTTTATCAAAGAAAATCCAGCACTGGCCGGAGTTCCTTGGGTTGAGGGTATCTTTACACAAGCTCAAGCAACCTTTGTTGAAATGGAATCCCAGAGAGCTTTAAATCAAGCTGTGATAAGTCAGGCTGCTGATTATACCCTAACACCAGATAAACAAAAAGCACTTGTTGATGGAGAGATTGGGGCAGATAATCTAAAAGAAACAGACCCTATTTATGCTGAAACATTAAACATGGCTACTGGTGCTAAAAGTTTTGCTGAGTTTAAAGAAGCATTTGACAAAAAATGGGGTAAAGACCTAACCTTTATTGGTCTTAAAATTGAAGATGAAAAAGCTCAAGGTGATTTTATTGTAAAGTCCACGGGTATTAGAGATGCCTCTGCAAAGGATATTTGGGATCTTTCTAGAAGAATGAAAACAGAAGATAGATTAAGAAGAGCATCTTCTGCTTATGATATAGCATCTTTAAATTTTAGAGCCAACCCAACACCAGAAAATCTAGAGTCTACAACAACCTCATTAAAACAAGTATTAGCTGATCAAAACGAAACACAACAGCTAAATACAATTACTAAGTATGCTACTGATATACTATATGGTTTAGAAACCGGTAGATTAAATGGTGACTTAAACTTTAGTCAACTACCACCAGCAGAAAAAATACGAATACTTGAAGAAGAACTAGATAAGGTTTTTAAGACTAGGAATGCTACTGATATACTAAATGATTTAGAAACAGGTAAATTAAGTCAACTACCAATAGAAGAACAAATACGAATACTTGAAGGAGGACTAAATAATGGTTTTAGGTCATTACCCCTAAAAGGATCTTTAAAGAAATTAAAAACAGCTGATGTAATTAATTTTGTTAGAACAACAAAAGAAGGTCAAAGTATTTCTTCTGCTGTAATGGATGCATCAACTAGAGTATCTGAGTCTATTAGAAGAAGCATTCAAATCAATACTGCTATGGGTAATCAACCACCAAGTCTTGAAGATACAACTTCAAAATTTGTATCACAGTTTAGTTTACAGACTGGATTACCAATCTCAACAGTAGAGCAGTTATTTGTTACAAAAGATAAAGATGGATTTGTAGCACTTAGAACAGAAATGCCAGCTGATATTATTAGAAATCTAAGCCCCGAGGATAAAAAACTATTAGATAGCGTAGGACTTACTCCAGAAAATCTAATAAAAATACAGGATGATTTTGTTAAAACCTTATCTGAATCTGGTATTAGATCTTCTAGGGGAGCTACTGGAACAGGATCATCAAAACTTGGTGTAAATATACCAGGTGAAACAGCAGCAAAACAAGCAATAATTAAAGATCCAAGTATAGTTCAAAAAGCTTTAGATGTGTTTAATGATCCATTTGCCACACCAGAAGCAAGAAGAGAAGCCGGTATAATATATGACGTTGCTACTAGATTTGAAACTTCATTTGAATTAGCAACTGAACAAGCATTACTGCTTACAGCTCAAAGTAAGAGATTACTTTCAACCGAAGAAATAGATGCGTACAGTGCATTAAGTTCGGGTAGAGCAACAACAGAACAAATAAGGTTAATTGAGGCTAATCAAGTTTTAACTAAAGTTGATGATGCTTATAAAACACTTTATGGAAAATCAAAAGACGAATTAAAGTACTTTGATCCACTAGAACCAGTTGATGCTGCTTTAATCGACCAAACAAACTGGGTAGATAATGCAGGAATTATTACCCCGGATGGTAGAAGAATAGGTTTAAAACTTAGAATACAAGCAGAAATAATCGCAAGTGATTTAGGTTATGCTGGTAGAAATGAATATTTAGCTGATTACAAAAGAAGATTAGAAGCTTTATCGGCTGAGAGTATTGATGATCTAACGCCAAGTAATTTCTTTGCCGTGCTAGAAATGACTAGAGGTTTTAAAAACTCAAAACAAACTATTGGTGTGTTTAATGATCAACCAGTAATGCAAAACTTTATGGAATTTGTGGCATCACAAGAAATACCACCAACTGCTAATATTAGTAAGTATAGTACAATATATGCTACAGCTCTTGACGTATCTTTAGCTGCTGTTACTGGATCTGGCTCAGTAGATGTTAGATATTCAGTGGGAACTACTGCTGGAGAAAGAGTTAATACATATACAAGAGCACTACAAGCTGGTAACACAAGTCCACTCGGCTCTGATGAAGAATTTGGAACATATGTAACGATTGCAATGGCAAAGGAAATTGGAGTTCCGGCTGCTTCTATTGTTGGTTCACCAAAAGTAGTTGCTCAATCATCTTTAGAGCAAATACATGGTTTATTAGAACCACTATTACCAAATGGAATTCCATTACCCGGTGATACAGAAAATAAAACAGTTGTTACTACTGTATCAAGTACACAAGAAAAAAGTGTGGGTGGTGGGACTAGAATGGTATCAACAGAAACTCTATTACCTTGGAACAAACTAACGCCAGACCAAAAACTACAGTATTATTTTAATGAAGCATTAAAGGGAAATCCAGAAACTGTTAAATCTTTAATGAAACTTCCTATAATATTAAATGGAGTAATGGACAGAGCGGAATTAATAGGTACACCAGAAGAGAGATTTAGTGGTGTTAAAGAGTTATTTAGATCTGGTATTAAATATAGCGAGGTATCTGGAGCTAGTATTCCAAAGTTTTCACCTACATTTACATTTACTAATGGTAGGGTTAGTTCTAGTTTTATTACTGGAAATCCAGGATCAAATACTCAAATAAGCTACCAGACAAGATTACCAAATATTCCTAGATTACCTAGTGAATTACAACCAGAAACAATGCGTCAAAAAGCTGTAGAAGCAATGTCTGGTGGCGCACAAATACCAAACTTTGATGAGTTAGAAGATAAATTTGATAGTTGGATAGGCACAGACTCACCAGTTGATAGACCAGATATAGCTGATGTGATTGAAGCAGATGCAGAATTACTAAGAGAAATTGTAGATAAAGACCCCAGTGAACGCAGGGGTATAGAAGTAGGATTAGATCCAACAGATCAGGTAATTGTTGGTTTAATGTCCTTACCCGCTACCGAAAGTAATATAAAGTATGTTTCAGATATGTTTGGACTAAACCTAACTACAAATCCTAACTTAAGACTTGATTCAACTTCGGTACTTGAGCATCTTTTATCTACGGGCCAGGGTGTAGAGCTTTTAAAAATACTAAAAGATGCTAACATCGGTGCTGGATCACAAAATAAAGTTAAGTTTGATGTAGCATTTGATACAAAAAAACCAGTACTACTAATTAAACGCGGTAATAATCTTGTTCCGTATGGGATACCTGGAGCATTCCCAAATGTAGATACTAATGCACCAGCCAATAATGAAATATCCAGAAATGTTAGATTTACTAGAACATTTAAGATAATAAGGGATTTACAGCTCGGTAAGAAAATGTTTTCTGTTCAAGGAGTTAGATAATGGATCAATATAGTGTTGGACGATTTCGAGAACAAAACCCAATACAACCATTTCAACCAAGAGAACTAAGTGAAGTTGAAAAAGAAAGAATACTAAATTTAGCAAAAGTATTTGCTATTGATACGGCAACTCAATCAGAGATTGAGCCATACTATAGAAATATGGTTAGTCAACTTAGAGTTGGTGGCTTAAGTATTATTGATACTCCAATTCCTCTATCATCTAGTCCATTTGCAGAAAAAAAAGAAAAACAACTACCACCAGAGTTTTTTACTAATCTAGCAATAATGAGGGAAGCTGCACTTGCAACTAGTTTTGCACCACCATCAGAATCATTCACAATAAGAACATCCATTGCACCAAAAACAGATGAAGAAAAATTACCCTTTTTTCAAAGGTTTTTAAGAAAATTTGGTGGAAGATCTGACATTGAAGAACAAGCTCAGAAAGATTTTGGAGATGTTGGTATCCTATCAATGGATAAATCCGGTAATTTTAGATTAGGCACTATGGGATTTTATGAAAGTTCTGCGGCTGGCTCTTATGCTGGTAGTAGATTAGAGCTTCTTACATCAAACCAAGGTGTTATAGCATCATCTAATAGACTATACAACTCAACTTCATTATTTGAGACAAGTCCAGCATGGAAACCTAAAGTAGAACAAATACCAGGATGGAACGCAAAAACAAATGAGCAAGGTGATGTTTTCTATGTTGATAGATCAGGTAATCCAGTTACCTTTGGTAGTCTTGGTTCTTCTTTAGTTGGTAATGATCCAGATGAACCCGTAGGACCAAACTCAATTATAGGCTATGAAAATGGTAATCCAGTATTAGCAAAAGATGCAATGCCTATTCTTGCTACAGTTACTAAACTTGGATTAGAAACATATCTTAGAAGAAATGAATTTGAAGAGTCTTTTTATAACTATAACTTAGATGCTAATAATAACTGGACTAGATATGAAAGAGCAGGAGACTATGGAGCAGCTGATCCATCAGTTCTTGGTTTTGTCGATCCGAATAATGTCCCAATCGTTGATTTTTTATTTAGTACAATCAGCGGTACTACAACAAATCCAGATGAAGTAGCTAGAGAATTATCTCCTAAAATTAATGCTAATCTTTTAGTTGATTTAATTATAGAAAGAGATCCAGAGTTGTATGTAGAAATGGTAAAAGCTGGTGCAGATCCAAATACTCTAAGATCAATGCAAACTGCTGGTGAGTTCCGTGGTTATGTAAATAGAGTATTTATTAATAACTCAATTGCTAGATCCCTTTCTACTATAGAAAAAACAGACGGTTGGTGGTGGGATAAGTTTTATAAAGGTTCTGATATGCTTCAGAGTACATTAGTTTCTGGAGACTTTGTTGGACAACTAGGGATCACAGTAGCTTCTGGTGGTACTAATTTACTAGTAGCTGGTGGTTTGCGTGCTACTGCTATGGCTTCTGCTAGAACAGCAGCAACAGGATCAACAAGAACAGCAGCATTAAGAACAGCCATTGGTGGTAGTACTAGAGTTGCATCTGAAGTAAATAGGGCAACTAGTAATGTTGTGCGGTGGTTACCAGCCAATATTCCAACAACCCTACTAGAAAAAACACTAAGTAAATTACCTAGTGCTTCTAACTATATACAAAACATGAAGTGGTATACAAGATTACCAGCACGCGGGGGTATATGGACTCTATCTCAAAGTGCTGAAGGTTTTTTAGAAGAAGGATTTACTGACATTGTTAATCAAAACTACGAAATAGCACTTGGCTTAAGAGAAAGCTTTGACTGGGAACAGTTATACCACTCTTCTGTTGAGGGTGCGTTAATGGAACCAGTGCTTGGTGGTATAATTGGTGGCGCATCTATTCCAGTACACCTTTCTGGTAGAGCCGTAAGTAAAGGCGTTGTCAACCGTGTTGCTAGTATATTCAATCTTAGCAAAAGCAGAATGCAAGAACTAAGTCTCTACATGGATACACTAAATGGAAGATATGAAAACCTAAGTCCAATTCAACAACAAATTAGACTAGAACAGGTTGTTCGTGGGATTGTTTTAGAAGACACCCTTGGTTCAGTAAGCGAAGGTAGACTAAGTAGAGCTGAAACAGCTATACCAGTTCTTTCTCAAATTGCTGGACAACTACGAAGTACAGAAGGTGCTATATCAACTGGAAACCTTATGGAAGCTGGTGTTTTGGTTAGTAAGGTTGCTGAAGGATTACAAACAAACTATAATGCAGATCCAACTTCATTAAAAGATTTAATGGAAGCCGGTATTGTAAGTAAAGATACTGGTAATGGCGTTAAGTTTACTGAGGATGGTGCCATTGCTTTATTAACCCTGGTTGGTGCTGGTATGCGCGCAGATACTAGAACAAACGCTTTAACCATAATGGCAAGAGAATCAACTAATAAAGCAATAAAAGAACATATCCTAAAAGTAAATAGTGAACTAGCTAAAAAACTAAAAGATGCACAGCAATCTGGTAAAGCCGCAGATTTAGCTCAAGCCGAATCAGATTTAAACAAAGCCCTCAGTGATTTCCTAAATTCTACTGACGAAAACGATAAAAAGATTGTTGATTCTATTTCTGGTAATACAGATAAACGAATGAAGCTAATAACTTCTTTACTTGAACAAACATTTGTAAAAGAAGGAATAGAAACAGTTCTTAATCAGGATACACAGGATTCTATTGAAACATCAAATGCACGTTTATCTTCCAGATTTGGTAACTTCTTTATGCAGTTACAAGATATCTTAGATGCACCAGCTAGAAAAAGAGAAGAAGCCAGACAAGCTAGGATTGCTGAAAGACGTAGACAAGACTTAGATAGAATGGCGGCTAATGCACAAACGATGGCTGAAGAATCTGCAAGAGGTCTACAAACAGGAAAAGAAGAGCTAGAACAAGCTCAGCAAAGGTTTATAGACATGAGTTTAGCACCAACTGTAGGCCAACCGGCTACCCCAACACTCACAGTTGCTCCTACCACTACTGAAGCAGTTACTCCAGCTCCTACAGTTGCTCCTGCGGCTCCTGAAGCAGTTACCCCAGCTCCTACAGTCGCTCCTGCGGTTCCCGAAGTAGTTACCCCACCGCCAGCAGCAGAGCCGACTGTAACGCCTGTAATAGCCTCTACGGCTCCCGCAGAACCAGTTGTTACTACTCCATCTACTCCAATTACATCCCCAGATCCAGTAACCGAAAGCCAAGTATATAGCAAAGAAGATGCAGCAGCCGCTGCTGAACTTGAGAACTTAGGTTATACTAAGGATGAGGTAGGTAGATTTAAACAACTATTAGAAGCTAATAACCTAAGCTTAACCTATGTCTTATCACTTATTGAAGATATAGATGATATAAACGACAAAAAAGAATTGTTAAACTCATTAACAAAACCATGCTAACGAAAGGATTATTTAATGCCACTTTGCGATTTACCCAGTTTACAGAGAAAGTTGATAGAGCTTATAGCCAAAGGTATGTCCGTATCCAAGGCAATGGAGTTTGTTAAGACAGAAGCAACAATTAAATCAGATTCTGAAACACTAGATAAACTGGGGTTCCTAACAAAAGTAGATAAGAATCCACTAACAGAAGACGAAAAGAAAGAGTTAGTAACAATATTCTACGAGCTAACAGACATTATCGATGAAGCTTTCTTGACATCTGATAATGTAAAGGGTAGTATTGGTAGAGTAATTAGAAATGCTTTAGGTGACGAAAAAGCAATTAAGTTTTTTGATCTACTTAAGAAACGTGGTGTTGAGTTAGATGGCGAAAAGAGTTTTGCTACGGCTGCTATAAACCGAAGAAACCATATTGAATATTTAGAAAAACTTGTTAAGGTTCACGAAGCAGCTGGTGACGAAGATATAGTTGCTGATCTACAAGAAAAAATAATCATTGAAGAAGAGCGTTTAAAGAAAAGAGAAGAAAACGTAGAAAGCCTTTTAAACCAAAGTCAAGGTTTACTAGAAAAGGAATTTATCCTTGAAAACTTTATTTACATTGCACAACTAATTGAAGAGTCTGGTAAAACATCTACAGTAATAGATGCAGATTCTAAGGTTGAAGCAAAGCAACAAGAAATAAAAGCAAAAGAATTAGATATCAGATTGTTAGAAGGTAAGATTGCTGCACTAGAATCTAAGATTATCTTAACTAAAGACAAAGCAAAGAAAAAGTCCTTTAAGGATGAAAAAGATAAAGCAAAGAAGGATAGAAAAGAAGCTGTAAAACAACTCGGAAAACTAAACAGCGAACTTAAAAAAGCATTAACCAGTTTATCAATTGCCAGTCTAAAAGATATTACTGGTATTGATATGACCAAGAGAGCAGAAAGCCTAACCAAGTTTAAATTTAACCTTGAAAAAGAACTTAATAAAGTTCAAGCTAGAATGATGGAACTTGGGTTAACATCTTTAGTTAGGGATGTTAGAGATGTATCTATGACATCCCAGCAAATGATTATTAACCAAAGAAAGTTAATGACAATTGCTACTGAGGGTATGAATCTTAGATTGTCTTATCTAAATAATGAAATAGAAAGAAGCGGAGCTGTTGTTGTTTCTCAGGTTGAAGAAATGTTTGGTGAGTTTGCGGTTAAAACCGTAATTGGTAAGAGAGAAAAACTAGAAGACGGTAAAACTGAAGACTTGTCTCCAATGAATGAAGCAGAAGTTAAAGAAGCAAGTCAAATCTGGAGAAACCAGTTACTATCTAGTTATGATGGATCATTCTTTACAGAAGACCCAGCCTTACTAACAGAAGAAGCGTTAAATACCCTAAAGTCATTTGCTGTAGGCCGTGGAGTAGTTGATGCTTCTAGTCCAGAAGCAATCGATCCAACATTTGCCCCGTCTTTAACAGCCGACCAGGTTGCTGTACACCCAGATAATAATAGAGGTACTATTCCCGCAAAGAACCGAGTAAAGTCTCACAGAGAGGCTGCTAGAGTCATTGAGGGATCGGTTAGAAGACTCCGAAGTGTATTCGGCTTTAAGTACTTTAACGGAACAATAAATGAAAAGCTATTGAGACAGGTTTTAGGTGACCGTCTTATGGATATCCATCCAGAAGCATTTCAAAAAGCATACTTAAAAACAATGCAAAGAAGAGTAATATCTCAAGTTGGTATTGATGATAAATTAAGTATGTCTAGGAATTTAATAAAGCTTCATGGTGGCGATCCTGAAACAATGCCAGACTTTGCAGATGGGTTTGATAAAGATAACTCAAAGTTAATTACAATTGATATTGAAACCTTTGGTGATGTTAATGACCCGGATAGAAAAGTAGATGGTATCTATAGCATTCAGATTGCTACATATGATTCATCTAACCCAGCTGCACTTACTAGATCAAATGAAGTCTTAGTAAATAATGGCACTGATCTTGTAGATGTTAAAACAACAGAAGCAAAAGAAAGACAAGTACTAACTAATGATCAAGTTACTAGCGTATTAAAGAGAATCGAAGAACTACAGAATATGGGATATAAGCTAATTACACACAACGGTAATGGCTTTGATTTACCACAACTACGATTCTTTACTAGTGACTCAGATTTACTTGCTAGAGTATCTTTAAGAAGCTTTGACTTGCTTGCTAATATTACAAGCCAAGCTCCAGGCATTAATATGTTTGAAAAGTCTAGAGTTAAGGGTAAAAAACTTAAAGAACTTGCAAAAAATAATCTACCAACAAGAACACCAGTACTTAGTTACCCAGACCCAACAACAGGTAAACCAAGGATTCAATTTACTACAGGCTATCCTGTTAATCTTGTAACGGGTGAAGAAATCAAACTTGGTGAAGGCGGTATTACAGAACTTTGGAGAAGAGGACAAGAAACTGGAGACTTCTTTGAGTTTGATGCTTATGCAGAAAACGATACAGAAACAACACTAGCTTTATTCTTACATATGTCTGATCCTGGTATAAGCAGTCTAGCACTACAGGGTTCTGACTCAGATGAAGTAACTACAATTTCAATTACCCCACCAAAGAGTAATTTACTGCTAAATAACAGCATTGAGTTTACTGGGTTAATTCCACTTGATACACTAAGCGATATAACTAAAATAACACCAAAAGTAACTGATATTGTAGAACAAACCTATATGGTAAGTTCTTATGGTTATGATGCTAATGCTGTTTATGATATACTAATTAACTGGTATCTCAAAAGTTTAATGGGTGATCCAACAACTAACGAAGCTAAGATTAATGCGGTTATTAATGGTCTTGAGGGAAGAGCCGCAGAAGAAACAAACTTTGATAGATCTCTTAGACGCATTGCCTTAGAAAACCAAAGAGCAATAAACCCACTACTAGATGAGTTATTTACCAAGTATGGATTTGTTTTATCACTAAATTACAACATTAACGATAGAAATGAAGCTGTTGTTAGTATAAATGACAATCTAGATGGCTCTATGCCGGTCGGAAAGTTTAAACAAGATGGCCTGTTCAGCAACTCTGTTAGAAGTGCAGAAAGATATGAAAACGCTGTACTTGATTCATTTATTAAGTTTATTTCTAAGTCAGAAGTTAAGAATAGATTTAATAAAGCAATGCTTGATAGAGTTAAAGCAGAGCCAAGAAAAGAAACAGAATCAGAGTCTCAATACTGGGAAAGAGTAATTCTTGATTACTTTAAACCATTTGTCCCAGGTCTAAGTGCATTACAAGACTTTGGTAATGGGTCTTTAGACTGGAAGCCAGCAGACGAGGTTGGTATTGCTTTTGCACAAGTAATGATGGATCAAAAACCAGACATTTCAGTAACAGACGTACTGCTACAGCGCGGAAATGAAGTTGAGTCTGTTATGCAAATGGATGACAGAACACTACTAGCTAGGGGTGGCAAGGGTAGAAGAAAGATATTTGGTATGCCAAGTAAAGATAAAGTCAACATGGCACAGCCACACTCTCTTGATAATGAAGAGTTAGCCTATGAGGGATGGAGACTCCAGCAAAGAGTAAATGCTATTCTTGATATGGACCTTAGTGATCCTGCTGTCCTAAGTTCAGTATACTCTTGGCTAGAGACTCCACTAACTCAAAAACCAGGAGATCCAATTAGTTTCTTTGCTAGACAACAGGTTCTAGACATAAGTCCTGATGTTACTGTTCGTAGTCCATTTGCTGCTATTCCAAACCTAGCAGAAAGAAGGTTGCTAGTAGAAGAACATTTATATGAGATTCCCAGATTACTTATGTCATTTAACCATGACTGTACTTACATGGGAATGAAAGCTCCACCAAGATTCTTTAAAGATACCCAACCAGTATTTTATATGCAAGACTTTATAAGTGCTGGTGGACCAACCGCTGCTGCACTTATGGGTGGTGCTGTAGACCAGTTAGCACATATGATTAGTTATGGCTTAATGACACCAGATGGTGTTAAGGAGCTTGAAAATGTACTTGATCGTGGTATGGAAATCCTTAGAACCAATGGGGATGCTGCCTGGAATACATCAAATAAATCAGACTACAAGTATAACGGTAAGCATAACATCCTAGCAATGTTGATTGCCTTTAATGACGGCAATTTTAAAGTTATGGATGATCTGTTACAGGTTCTAAAAGCAACAGATGAAACAGGTGCTCCAGCTACATTTGCTGGTAAAAAGGTTGTTGTTGCTGGTAAAGATTTAGGTGACCCAAGATTTATGTTTATAGACATCTTACTTGGAACCAGTGATAAAAATAGCCCATACTTTGGTACAAATATGCTAAATGAGATGGCTACTAATCCATCTAAATTTAATATTACACCAGCGGATGCTGAGTTAGCTAAAGCATTAAGAGCTAAGATGGGCGATCCAAGCGATGAAAAGAATAGAGCGCAACTAAAAGAATTCCTAAAGGGTGCTGTAACACCGGCATTCTATCAAGCAGGCTATCCCGGTATTCTACAGGGTTTACAGACAAAGGTAAAAGAAACAAATCTTGACCTAACTGAAGATGAAATTGAATTCCTAGCTCGTATGTCTGTAAGATCGCAGTTAATTGGAAGTTCTAGATTAATTGATGAAGTTATTGGGTTTAGTAGAGAAAATATCCAAGACTTACGAAATATATTACTAAGCAACGCACAAAGACTAAACTCAAGCACCTATAGCAGTACTTTGAATGGCTCCAAAGCTCTTGGTGAAGCGCGATCAAGAATGGAACGATTGGGTAGTATGCAAGAGTTTATTTCTGTTTCTGCAAAAGAAACGGCTAAGTCTGTAGCAAGAGTTCGTGGAATTGTAAATCCAAGTAATAGAAAACTTGAAGAAATTGAACAAGAAATTGAGTCAGAATTGCTAACAAAGTGGAAAGCAAGACTTGATAAAGCTGCTGCTATTTGGGAAGGCAAAGCAGTTGATAGCATGAGTCCAGAAGAATATGCCACGTTTATCTATGAAATGAATGTAGCACTTGCTGGCGGCGAAGAAGCAGCACAAAATCATCTAATGATTTATGCTTTAAATAGACGAGCTACTACTCCATTTGTATTAGATGAAGATGTAGCAGACATTCATAGATTTGTAATGGGTGTACACATTGATAAAGAAGACTATACTAGATACTTGAATAGAGAAGTGTACTTTAGATATGGAGTAGAAACCGCAAGCGGTAGAAACCACATGGTTAGTTGGTATGGCCTTGGTCCAGAAAGCTCAAAGTATGCCCAACCAAGGGTTATGGAGCCAGGTGGAGATTACAATCCTTATGGTATGTGGAAGATTGAAGAAAAACAAGCAGCAAGAGCAGACTTTGAACAGATCTTTGCTAGACAAATACTATTAAACCTAGCCAAGTTCTATAGACCAACTATTGTTACTGGATATAAACCAGAAATAAATGAAAATAGAACAAAGTATTTCTTAGATCTACAAGCAAGATCCGCAAAAGAAATAGAAGCAGCAGAAGTATCAAAGTACCTTGAAAAAGCACCAAAGATTCGTAAGTATACTGTTGGTGGAATTGAAATAACCGCGAAAGAAAGAAATGATAGAAATAAAAAAGCAGCAGGAACAGCATATGCTAGACTTAGATTTAGAACTCTTGCTTCTGATGCAGTAAGTAGCAGAGAAGAGATTATTCTAGATCCTACTGTCGATGGATACGGTGCTTTAAGACCAGCATATGCAGATATTGACTTTACACAACGTGGTATTTATGCACTAGCAGCAGCACAACACGCAGCCAGAATTAAACAAAACCAAGCTTTGCAACAACTAGCAGAGGTTGAGGGTGCCTTAAGTTCTAATCCAAACGGATTTGTTCCAGAGTCATTGAGAGGATATAAGTCACCTTATGAACCTCAAAATATGCCAATGATTCCACAAAGTTCTGATGATGTAATTGGAGCTATTGCTCTTGGCCAAAAAGAAAGAGTAGAGCAAAATGCTATTAGACTACAGAATGTCTTAACAGAATTTGCTAAGTTACATGGTTTAGATGAGTCATTAGAAGCAAAGGATTGGGGTAGAATCTTTGCAGTTATGCAACTAAGAAATAAAGCACTAAACCCAGCTATTGACACACTACAAAAGGCATCTCAGTCTAAAACATCAATTGATGAAGTTCTAGAAAAAGACGAACTAGTTAGAGAAGCTAGAATTAGATATATTGATGGGTTCTTAAGAACAGCTGGAATTAGCTCTGCTACTCTTAGTGGATTAAAGCGATTCTCTCCACTCGATCTAATGGCAACATTAGAGGAAAGAACACTAAGTTTAGACACCATTAACGATATCAAAGCAACATTCGGTGAAGAACCTGGTTGGTTACAAGTACTAACATATCTAGGTACTAGGGGTAAGATCGAAAGATTAATGAGCATGGAGTTTGGAATTACCCTAGATCCTGGAGTAATTGTCCGTGGAAGACAGGGTAGAGCCGGAATCCCATCTACAACCCAGATTCCTGTAGTTGCCTTTGGTAGAGAAGTAATGCAACTATACCAAGTAATAGGTGCATCCGAAACTGCTAAGCAAGTAGCAACTAAGATGATTGTCGGAACGCCATATGAAACAGATCCAAATGTAAAATATGATTCTAACGGGTTTGTTATTCTTGAAAGTCTTGATCCAAGAACAGACTCGGCTTTATATAAGAAAATCTGGAATGCTACATTACTTGAAAAGCAAAGTATTGCAGAAGAATTGCTAAAGAATTTCTACTTTGCTGTCAACTCAGAAAATAGAGTAACACTAAGAGATAAAAACAATAAAGTATTTAGAGAAGACGAGCAACTAGAAAAGCTTACCGTACAGGGTCCAACAGATCCGTATGCCCAGATAACATCACAGGTTGATAACCCATCAACACTATGGCTTAATACCCCACAGGGTTTGATTCAGATGCTAAACAACCTAGAAAACTATAAGTTATTCTCAGAAATTGAACTTGCTATTCAAACAAACAAAGAAATCTATGGGTTTAAAACTGAGATTGACTCAGTAATTCAAGAAAAAGAAGCCCAAATGTTTGAAAGAATGCGTGATATGGAAGATGAATTATCTGAAAGTATTGCATTCTTGTATGAAACAGACCCAGGTACTGTAAAACCAGCTATGCTTAAAGATTACAGAAGGGTAAACATTGATGGAAAGTCCAAAGATGTTCTTGATTTGGGGTATTACTTGCGGTCTTCTGGAGATAATCCAGCTACAATTACAATAACAATACCAAATAGTGATACAACTATAGTAGCGGGTAGAGCCTTTAAAACAGTTAAACAGCAAAAGATTAACATCTCTGTTGCAGATGCTCCATTCTTAACTGTATTAACTGAAGTTCTTGTAAAAGCTCAACAACTTGGATTTGAAGATAAAGCATCTCAAATAGGTGATTTTATTGTATGGGCAAATAACAACAAAACACAGTTACCAAAGTCTGTAAAGTCTCCAAATGCTTTAATTAAGATTGCTGCTATGATGTATAAAGTAGCAGGAAACGATGCAGCAGAGCGATCTGTATATAGATACTTTAATGCAGAAGGTTTAAAGACCAGCCAAAAGCAACAAATTGATGATGTTGTATCTGCATTAATGTACGTCATGGATAACGAACCACATGATAATGCAAAAGAATACTATGTAACTAGAGCAGCAATGGAACGAGTTGTTGCTGAACCAAGAAACCTAACAAGCGATGCTGTGTTTGTTAGAGCTATGGCCACAGCAAGCGGTAAAGAACTAACACCAGCAGTTGTGTCTAATATCAGAGCGGCTGTTGAAGACTTTACCAGACCACAACTAGAACCAGAAATTGCTGACGAGATCTACTCTGATGCATCTTCTCCGGCTGTATATACTGATCCAGATGACTTTATAATGTCATTTAGCAACCCAGCACACCGAGAATCAGCAGAAAAGTTTGTAAACTATCTTGATGGTCTTGTTTCTGGTGGTGTAATATCAGCAAGAGCACGGGATATGAAGCTTATGCTTATTGGTAACCTGGCAAAGCATAACCCAGATATTGTAGAAGAACTAACAATAGAATCATTTGCTGGAGAAGGTAAAGACGGTATTATGTTTGCTGCTAAGAGAAATGGTAGATATGTAATAGGTCAAAACATAACAGCAATGAAGGTTACAGCAGAAAATGAAATCCTATTTAGATTTGCAGAAGAATTAGTTCACATTGCTAGACTAAAGTATGTAAAAACAAACTCACCCGAGTGGCGTAAAGTTACTGGACTATTTGATACAACAAGATCAAAACCAGTAATTAGAGAAATGCTATTAGCCATGAATAATGGCAAACCATACGAAAACTTAGAACAAGAAGTAGAGTATGCACTTAGCAATACTGATGAGTTCTTTGCCCATATGGGTGCATTCTTCTTACTAAGAAATGTACTAGGATCGAAGGAAGCTATTACAAAACTAAGAGACAAGTATGCACCAGTTGGTAGGGCTTATAGACTTTGGGAAAATGCTTTCTATGCTATTAAGAAAATGGCTCAACGAGTCCTTATTACATTTAATAAACTAAATGATAACCCAGAATACTCTAGCTTTATGAAAGAAGCTGAAGATGTTGTAATGGCTGTTATTGGAACAGGGATGTCTACTAGAGCTGATGTTGGAAATCCTGATGCTCAACTCAATGCATTTAAACGTGTCGTTGCTACGGAAAACAATAGACAATTAACACCAACAGAAATGGCTGATCTTAATATCTTGATTTCAGAGCTAAGAGTAGAAGAACAAAACTATAAGATAGAAAGTAGCAAGCCAATTCCAAATATGGCAACACTTGCAGCTATAGACTCAAAGATAAATGATCTTAAACAAAAGATTAGAGAAAAAGACATTAATACATTTATGAATATTAGTGTTGGGTTTGTTGCAAGAACTTTAGCTGATTTAGATGATTTCTCAACAACAAAGGGTTCAAGACTAACAGAACGAGATCTTCTTGATAATGGATTTAGAAGAGCATTCTTAGTTGGACTTATTCAACGTGGTATTGATAGACGAGGAGAAAGAGCAGATGAAGGAACAGCTGCTGGTATTATTAGAAGTATACCCTTTGTTGGTTCCGAGTTAATGATCTCAACCATACTGCAAAACAACCTATTACAAGGGTTTATGAATGCAACTTCATTAACCTATAATAGCCCATTTGCACCATTAGCTATTCTAACAGAACTAATTGACCAGGCTTCTGTAACAACAAAAGGTTCTTTACAGTCTGATGTTAGTGGTATTCAAAACGATAAACTACTGATTGATCCTTATGTTTATAATGTAATGATTAAGTCGGCAGACCTAAGTTCAGAATATCCCAATAACCTTAATATGCAACACGCTATTATTCAGGATGTAGTAAGGAATTTATTAGGTATTAGACCAATCCTAACCGGAGTAAAAGAACAGAAGCATGTTGAAAGTCTTACTGGTGCTTTTAGACTATTAACAGATAAAACCGTAGAGCTACAAACCCAAGTAGGCATGCTAGAAAAAACCAGTAAAAATGATGTGTTCCCAGTTAGACTAAGAGATACTTCATTATTACAGGATCGTAACCTAGCTAGAGATGCGTTTGATATAATTAAAAAGGAACTAGTTAGTAAGAATATAGCAATGTTAGATGCTAATGGAAAGTATGCAACATTCTCTCCATTACTAGGATATACTTCTGGAATAATTCCACTAAATCCAGAAGAAATGCTAGTAGCAGATGAAGCATCTTTAAGCAAGGTTGTGGCTGATATTATTTCCGGTAAGGATACTATTGCTAATGGTGGTAGAGAAGCAATTATAAATTGGGCTGTAAGAACAGCTGCAAAAAAATCAATCGGTAGAACAGGTATTACAACAGTAGCCGATTATGCTTCTACACAATCTTTAGTTAGAATCCATAAAGATGTGCAGGAAATAATTCATAAAATACTATGGCAAACTAGAGATGGTGATGTTACTTTAGAAAAAACATTTGGTGGGATGACAACCCAAAATATGGATATGGTTGTACTAGCTTTTAAGAAAGCATTCTTAATTCCTACAGATGAAAAAACAGCCGAAAGATGGAATACTAAGTTCCAAAGAGATGACGTAAGAAAACACTTTAGTATTTCTGATAGAAACATGCCACATGGTTTAACTGGAGAAATGACTGGTATCTTGGGTCCATCTGATGTACTAACCATTGAGTTTCTAAATAGAGTTACAAAGTCTTCTGCGCTATTTAAACAGGATTCTGTATTCCTAACCAGCAGAGATGTATTCTTATCAACTAACCCAAACATGCTTAAGTTGTTTGAAACAAATCTATCAACATTGGCTAAGGGTACTGGTAAGATTGCATATGATGCTATTGAACGTAAAATGGTTCAGCAGCTATCAGGTATTCCAAATGCATACTTCAATATATCTCAGATCTTAGATATGTTTGAAGCTGAGAATGATCAAACAGTTAATTCCAATAGCAGAAACATTACCCTATTTGATCAACGTGGAGAAAGAAACCTAAAGATTGATAACAACGCTTTAATGCGTCAAGGTATCAATAGACTTAGACTTGCGCTACTAGAAACAAAGGGTAATCTAGTACGAGATACCACAGACATGGGCCAAAGCCTAGCAGATTGGAACAACCGAGCTAAAACATTAGTATTGATGCGATTCGGTATGAATATCAACACAGCTACTTATATGGTAGAGGGTGTAATGAGTACAATGTCGCAAATGTTCCAAGAAAGCAACCCGTTTGTTGGTGTTATATCTTCCTTTAGATTCCTAAGAGATATGGTAGAAGATGGTATAGTTAATGCGGCAAATGCTATAGTAGATACTTCTGGTTTCCCAGGAAAAGTAACAGACGCAAGTGGAAGAACAAAAAGACAATTCTTCCCAATCAGACAAAGAAAGATTAGAAGACTTGCTCAAAATACTTTATCATTTGTTGAAGAAACTACTTCACCAATGTTACCAAGCAATCTCTTATCTATGGATCCATCTTCAGATCTAATTGAAAAATTAGGATTCTGGGATAGATGGAAACTAAATAGATCCCGCTCCAACTCCAGTGCAATGAAATCTGTAAGAGTTGCTATGGATGCTGCTGGTAATAGATTAATAGTTAAACTAGAAAGAATGGGACATCTCAATAGATTCCGAGATGCCTATAGGGCTGCTGCAATTAAACCAACCACAGTTGGCCAAATTAAGGAATTACTACGGCAAAACAAGTTAGGTTTCATTGACCAAGAAGTTGCTGTATATATAATTCAATCTGGTTTACTAGAGGGCAAGAGACTAGAGGCATTGCGATATATTAGAACAGAAAAGAATACATTTAGAGGTGTTATTCTATTCCAAGATATGATGGATGTCGAACTAGAACTAAAAGACTCAACCTCACCAAGATCAACCGGACCAGTACCAAGACCATTCTTAACTAGGAATGAATTACTAGCTGAACTAAGTCTAGCTAAAACAGCTATGGCTAAATTCCAAGAATTTAACACAACAAGAGGTATGGTTGTCCGTAAAGCACTAGATGCCCCACGAAGTGATAACCTAGCTACCGATCTGCTAACATTCTATAAATCATATACTTCTTTGTTTGTTGCTCAGCAAATAATTAGAAGGGGTAGTACAGCTAGTTTTCCAAAAATGGGTATGATGCTTGCAACTTCAAGTTTACTAGACTTTACTTATAATCTTGTCCTTGCTTTAGCTAGAGGCACATTAAGTTATGAAGATATTCTAGAAAAACTTAATAGAAAAGATAATATCAGCGAAATTGGTAGATACATCATGCGTAATCCAGCATTTAGTAATAACATACTAGGGTTAATTGCTAATGCTAGTTTAGCAGCAGCAACTGGTAGATCACAGGGTGGTATGCTTAGCTCTGTTGCTGAAGCTGGATTAATGCAACAATTTAGAGATATATACAAAATGGTTGAAGCATTTGCATCACCACAAGAAACTTGGGATGCCAAAACCTGGGCTGCTTATAAAGCATTGGGGCCTTGGCTAATTGCCAACGGTTACTCACTACCAATTAGAGTAGCCGTAGCACAAGCATGGGGAACTAGCTCGCCAACCTCAGGAGGCTCGTATAGAGGAGCCAAGGGAGACATATCAGCAATTATAGATTCTATGTCTACACCAGTAGAAGATACAACAAATGCACTAATTAGAGAAATGTTCCCAGAGTATCCAACAGTATTGCAAAAAGAAACACAATATAACAATATCCCAAAAAGACATCTAGAAGAATACTTGAAGCGTAGTTCGGAAAGACTACAGCAACCACAATTGCCACAACCTAAGCAACCACAATTGCCACAACCACAGCAACCACAGTTGCCACAGCCACAACCACAGCAACCACAACCACAACAAACTTCCACATCCGTAGATTTACAAAAGGCTAACCAGCCAATACAGGCACCAGAAGCTTTACTGTAAATCGACTTAGGGGTCAAAAAAATTCGTCGGGGTGGATAGATTATCATCGTTGGTAATTTTCCCCCGTAGCCCTGGGTTTTTGGCTTGAATTTGGTACATTTGTACCAGAAAGCGAGTTTGATCGTGAAGCACTTCTTTGTTACCATTCAGCTGTGGGTTCGTTTGATTCTCTCCATTGTTTCGTCAGAAACGCAGCACTGCCGCGAACGCAACCAGCGGGTTCGCTGGGTGCGCCTTGTTCGACGATGTTGGAGTGTTCGTTCACTCCTTCACCGGATCGTTCGCGGAGATAACACCTACATCAAGGGGTGGGTGTGGGACGAAGGTCCATACTTGGATTATGTCGAGTTCAACGGGGAGGCGGTTACTCTGTTGGATGTGGTTACATCCACATGGGTCATGCGGGATTGGTACTTTGCCTATGTTACATGGGACAAGATGAGCATTCCCGCGCCGTGGGTTAACAAGTTTTATGGTTTTGTGGAAGCACCTTATATGGTGATTCCACATCAAAAGGTTGTTTCGGCTCAGCACAAGCATTCTTCGTTTGGTGGTTGATAGATAGTCGCAGTACTACCCCAAGGTAAGGCTTAAGTGTCTTACCTTGGGATTCCCTGTTTAGGGTAACTGTAAGGGCCACAGTTCAAATGGCCTAGCCTTGATTGAAAGCGAGACTCAGATGGAAATCTTGTTCTACATCTGCTTTGCGGCTGTCCTCCTCATCCTGGGTGGCGTTATTGCCATCCTCCTCACAACCTCGGACGAGGAGAAGGAGGCAGCGGGATACAATCGTAACCCAACGCCTTGGTTCATCGGGCACAACTTTCAACCTGGTGACCGGCTGTACTTAGTCCGATTCATGAAGATCGACGGTTCACTTCGGAGGTTTGACGAGTTTGTTGTCATCGAAGTGGTTGGGAAGTGCGTGATCGGGATTGAAATCACACAGGCAAAGCCTCCACAGAAGCGGTCATTTAATATCGACCGCCTGATTTCATGCGTTCGATAACCTGATCTCCTGCGTTCGATGACTACCCCAAGGTAAGGCTTAAGTGTCTTACCTTGGGCTTCCCCTTTGGGGTAACTGCAAGTGGTCAACAGTTTAAATGACCACAAGTTTTCTTAGAGGTAACCATGACCAATAAGAAGATTGTCAGTGCAATGCTCAGCGCGCTGGTTCAGCGGGTAACATACCCGCTCACCATCCAGCGGTGCTGGGCCGTCGCCAAGGACGCATGCACGTTCCTTGGCGACGAGGCAGAGCTGGGTGCTGCCGCCAAGAAGGCCGTGGAGCAGCTGCTGCTGCGGCCTGAGTACGCCATCAGCCGTGAGCAAGTGATCACGGATGACGGCCATCGGTCGGAGCGCATCTGGGTTGTGCCCAAGACTGCGCTCCTTGTCCGGGCTGAACCTCCTGTTTGGGAGGAGATGCCCGGGTTGTCCGCAGCAGATGCGGACACCCTGAACTTCCTTCAGGGAGTTCAGTACGCCTTCAGGCCGGAAGCTCTCCGATTCCTGAAGGCGTTCGGTAGCTCTCGCCTGTACAGCATTGGGCAGAAGATGCCCGGTGCCGAGGGCGGGGGCCTCAAGTTTGCCACGGCTCTCAAGGCCGTGGCACAGGCCGAAAAGCAGGGAACCGATGTGTTTAGGTTCTACTGCTTCAAGCGGAGGAGGTTCTACTTCCCCGACACGCTTGCCCACATGGGCGGTGTGCTCGTCCGTAGCCTGATGGGCTACGCCAAGGCTTACAGCCTTGGTAAAGACAAGGCGGCAAACTTGGCAGCTTGCTGGGCGGTTGCCAAGGAGGATGGGGTTACTCCCCGTAACTACCGTGAACTGATCTTCCGCGTCCGCATGGCGATGACCCATGCGGAGGCAGAGAAGGAAGGGTTTGTTCCTACCCAGGAACAGCCTTTCCACCCGCGAGATGGGGCTATTGCCCATCTCAAGAGTGCAGCCGACTGGTTCGGCTGCAAGGTAACCAAAATCATTTCCCGGTTTGAGTTGGCCGTGGCAATGGCCGAGCTGGAAGACACGGGGGCAACCTCTTACATCTTCCAGCAGGACTGTACTTCAGACGGATACCAGAGGATTGCCGGGTTGTGCGGTGACTCAACTCTCGCTTGGTACACCAACCTTGGTGGCACCAAGAGGAAGAAGTCATTGTACAAGGAGGTTGCCAAGTCAGCACAGGCTGGCTATGGCGGAACCTTGTTGGAGTTCTTCCACCCTGAAGAGGCCAAGTACTTTGTCATGCGCCTTGGTTATGGCGCAGGACCGGGCGGCTTGGCCAAGGGCCTCATCCTCAAGGACGGGGATGACTGGGACCGCATCTCAGAGGGCAATAACTATTGCCCGAAGAAGGCCAAGGCATTGTTGACCAAGGACCCAGAGGCATTCAACCCAGACTGGGTTGATGTTTGGGTGGATCGTCTGGATACCGCATGGGACGATGCCTTGGAAGTTTCCAAGGCGTACCATGAGTCCTTGTTGCGGATGTTCCCGAAGCTTCGGGAGTTCATCCGCCTTGTCCGTGATGCCTACAGCAAGGCACACGATAAAGGACAGATCTTCACTTGGCATCACCATGACGGGGCCAAGTCGTTCGTGTTCCAGCATGACTGGGACAAGGACGAGAAGCCTAACCGTGTGGAGTTCACGGTTGGGGACCGCAAGATCAAGGTTACGCTGATGAAGCGTAAGTTGATCAAGCAGGCATCGGCAGCCCCGCCGTTGGTGATCCATTCGGAAGATGCTGCCCATGTGTCGGGCATCGCTCGGCTCATGGCAATCAAGGGGTTGCCCTACTCGCCCATCCATGACTCGCACGGCACTTGCTGTGCGGGTGTGCGCTTCGTCAAGATGGCGTGGAAGGTTCTGTACAAGAAGATGTACATGACCGAACCCCGCCTTGCAAACAACCTGGCTCAGTACCAGGTCCACCTCAACCACAAGATCTGGAAGGAGGGATGGAAGCCCATCAACGAGCATCGTTTCACGGCTTCCCGCAACTTCATGGGCTAAGCCAATAACCTGACTCATAGGTTCAATTAACTAATAATATTATCCCCTAGGGATAAGTGCCCCTAGAGCGGACTTCACGGAGCCACACGCTCCGTTCAGCGCAGGGCTTGCCTTTGGTTGCCCTCCCGTTGTGGCGACTCCGCTTCGCTCCGCGCCACTCTTGCGATTTTACATCAGTAAGATCACTCGCGCGAGTGGCTGCTGATGTTGGACCCAAAGGGAATGTTCACTATCATCAGTGGTTCCCAGAAAGGATTGGTGATGCCCATCAACATCACCTTTACGTCGAAGGCCCTTGTGGCCCTCCCCCGTCCGCAGCTCACCGTGGATTACACCCGGCTGGGCGACAAGGAGCTGCTGAATCTGGTCATCCAGGTCCAGCGCGGTAAGGTCACCTCCGAATCGAAGATTCAGGGGATCTTGGCCGAGGCTGAAGCCCGTGGACTGATTGAAACCCAGCTTTAATGCTGGAAACAGACGAAACAGGGGCATCCAGGCAATCTTGCTTGGGTGCCCCTGCTTTTATCCCAAGCCCCTAGGCTTCCATTAGAGGTCATGCACTGTCTCAACCCCCACATGGTAGGGGTCACCAGTTCCGTGGCTTCTAATGGCATTCTAGGTGCCAACCCTGCCCGGGTAGTTGGATTAAGCCAACTAGGGTATCCCAAGCAAACGTCCATAGGGGATTAATAAATTGTGGACAACAAACTAGTGGTTGACTGTGGCTTAAAACACGGTTAAAATCCCCACTTGTGGCCTGTAGCTTAACGATTCAAAGCACCGATCTGATCAAAGGACCCGTAGGGCCAAGCTAGGTCACGTAAATCGGATGATGCAGGTACCCGCTGGAATCCTGCCAGGCCACGCCAAATAGGTGGTACATTCCACCCGTGCTAGAAACAAGTCTAGCTGGTATCCCACGGGGAAACCTGTGGGATATCTTTCAAACTTAAGGAGGTGAACCGTTGCAACGGGAAGAACCTAATAGGATATTACCTAGGCCGCAAACCTAGGTAATAAACGCCCCGCAAGGGTGTAGCAATGGGTAAGCCTACCATTGTGGTTATTATACCGGCCTTTAGGCAGGCAAGTGTCACCCGTTTATCCTAGGGTGGTAACACGGCATTAGGGATACCTCGACTATGCGAGGTTAAATAGAAGCATAAGCATAGTGCGTCCCGTGTAGGTTGACGGATCTACATGGGGGACTCAATTCAAGCCGGAAGTCAGTTAGGGACATGAAACACCCCTAATATGTACCGTTTCATCGGTTATTGGATAACCAAGAGTAGATAGTCTAAGGTCTATATCTACTCTGGTAAGAGATAATGTAAAGACCTACATGGGACAACCTAGGCTAACCCTTAGGTTGTCTTTTCCTTAGCCTTGGCATATTAGTTAGCCAAAAGTTATCAGGCATCCCCTGATAAAGATTGAGGTCGAACTAGGAATCCTCAATATGGCATTCTTCGCAGAGATGTGTGGAATGTCTTTTAAGAAGTTAACGTAATCCTAACCAGGGAGTTTCATGGAAGAAGACTGGAAGCTAGTAGCTGAATGGGAAGATCTAATGTCTTCCTACGAATCAGAGGAATAATGTTTTACCTTGTATCGGGGTTGATAATTTGTCTAGGTTTATCAATCCTAGGAAACGTCCTAGATAATATTTACAATAGTTTTACAAATGCAAGAAACAAACGCACCTAATATTCGGATAGATGTGTGGAAGGTTAATTCGGAAAACCCGGCTAGCCCTGCACTCAATGGTTATGTTACGATCAATGGCGTTAAGTATCCCATCAGTATGTGGGATAACTCGGGGGCTGCTCACCCGAAGGCTCCTGCCTTCAAGGGTAAGCTTAGCCGACCCTCGCCAAAGTCCGAACCGCCGCCGGCTCCTGAGCCTTTGGCAACCAGTCTACCATTCTAACCTAGGGTTGCAAGGACTAATAATCCTTGCAACCTGTTTTTATCCCAATATCCTAGCATATAGCTAGGGCTTCAAACCTAGGTAATATTAATACTATAGTAATAATAAATACCTAGGTAAACCTAAGGATTATATGGCTACTAAATACAAAAGTGTATATCAAGTGATTGATGGAATGTGCAAGGAAGTTAATTGCACTGTTGTTTTGGTTGAACATGAAGGAGACTTCTCAGGTACATCCATGTACCTTGTGAAGAATTCTGAAGGTTTGTTTGGGATTGTTTGGTATCACTTTGGAAGCTGTGCTTTCTGTGATGCCTTTCAATCCTATGAAGAAGAAGAATACAACAAAAATGACCCAAGTATCTGGGGACCATTCGAGGAAGGCTTTAGGATTGAACTAAAGACCCAGGAATGGAAGTCTAAGGAATGCTTCCGAAATGAATATCATATGTTGTTCTCATCCAACGAAGAATTCTTTAAGAACAAATGTGAGGAATATTTCAATGGGACTTGATAACTTTGCATGTACAAGAGATTCAGACGGTGGATTCACCGTCATGGATAACAGCCTATTTCAGAACAACAAGTTGTGTTCTGGGATTTGCTCAATGAATAATAACTCATTCAGGGGCAAAGTCTACAATGACTATGTGGAGTACGTTACAGGGCAAACCCTGTATGCTTCTGTTATCCCTGAAGAAGTTGTTAAGAAGATGGCTGATAAGCTTACTAAGTTTGTTGACCATTTTATAAAGCAAAACCCAGATCACCTTGCCTTTGAGGTAACTGAATCTATCTATGGTGTAGATCTCAGCGAAGCAGAAATGCTTGCTGATTGGTTCAATGCCGTTGCTAATAACAACGGTGTAATACTTGGATGGTGGTAACTATGGAAAAGATTTTCAAAACATTTAATCATCTTATGATCCTCATTGAAAAGCGTAATGAAACCGTGGGTGACATGACCCACATTTATGAACAACTAGAAAAGATCTCAGAAGAGATTATGGAAGTGGATGCAAACTACAATGGTTAACAAAGAACTGGTTGAGCGTAAGCGGCAGAACCGCTTGGACAAGATCAATCACCTTATCGGTGACAACAAGGACAAGTTTATTGAAACAAGCGTCTGGCTTGATCAAAACGGTAAGCTTACTACTAATGCTAAGATGCTGGCCGAAGTTGGTTTCGGTCTTACCACCGTTTCTGAAACCAACTGGCGCGACTGGGTTGATGGTCTTGTAGAAATTGGTGTACGAATTATTGATTACAAGGGTCTTTCTGATTCAGAAATGGCAGAGAGACTTAACGAGGTAATCTCTGAAGAGATTCCAGAATGTTGGGGTGGTCCCGACATGCAAGAGTATGTTTCGTTTGGTCAGTTTGAAGAAGAATCAAATGTTTAATAACGACAAGCAATACAAGTTTAGTACAACTAACTCAGCACACCTAATTATTAGGGGTCTTGAAGAAACTAATCAGGTCACCTTTGGCTTTTCAAAGGAAGCTAGTACTGATAAAATCAGTTACTCGCCACGCAATGTTTACATTGCTTTCGGTCCTGTCTTTATGGAAAATAGGCCAATCCTAGTTCTTACTCAAGATCAATTGAATAAGCTTAAGGAGTTTATCAACTACGTTTATAAACTTGATATGCTTCCTGATCCTTATTACAATGACCCAGAGTGAAATCAAAGATCGCCCATCGTTCGCAGAGCCGGATCCGACTGAAGAGTTTTACTATGAATATGACGAACCAAACGAAGTTGAGTCAGACCCAAACATCAAGTGGTCTGAGTACCTCTTCGGAATCAATGGTAAGCAAGCTTCTTGATGCTGGAATTATCTTAGACTACACCTTTGATGGGTGGGTCTTGGACACCTCAAGCGAGTGGGTCCCACTCGCAACATTTATTGAAAGGAATAAGATTGTCAATCTTTACAACTGCCGGTCGTAATGTAGATGGTATGAGCATGACCGAGGCCATTGCTCATGCTAACCTTGATTGGACTGTTACTACTCAGCCTGTGCTTTATCAGCATGAAGCTAAGATCAAGGCTGATGGACAGTACTATGCCAACGTGCGCCAGGATACTGGTCGTGTGCTTGGTATTGTTGGTTCTGGGTACCGAGTTATTCAGAACTCTGAAGTCGCTGCTATGGCAGAGGCTATTAATGGTAAGAATGTTCGCGTTGAAACCGTAGGTAATCTCTACCAGGGTGAGCGTATTTGGTTCCTCATGCGTGGCGACAGCTTCAATGTTGGTAACCGCGACGATGAAGTTCGTCCTTACACTCTGCTTACCAATGCTCACAACGGCAAGCATACCCTAAATGTTCTGCCTACCACCGTGCGTGTCATCTGTGAGAACACTCTTAATGCTGCGCTGCGTAGCAGCAAGATGTCAGTAACCATCAAGCACACTGGAAATATCCAGGCTCGTATTGACTCGCTGATTGATGGTATTGAATTCTTCCGTGTTCGTACTGAGCAGTTTGCTAAGCAAGCTAACCTTATGGCACAACGGGAAGTCACTACTGACTTTGTTCAAACCTTCTGGACTAATGTTTACATGAGTCAGTTCGGTAGCATCCATGAAAACCCAGTCAACGCTGACCAAGCTGATGACAACTCAAAGGCTGTTAGCACCATGATCAAGTGGTCTAATACCTTTGATTCAGAAAGCCGTACCACCGGAGCAAACCTCTGGACTGCGGCAAATGCTGTGACTAACTGGTTGGATCACGACCAGATTTATCGTGGCAACAACAAGACTGATAACAAGTTCGATGATATTCTGTTCGGGGATCGTGCTAAGGCAAAGATCCGCGTAATGGAATACGCACTACAGCATGCTTGATTATCTGGCTGATTAACCTTAGGGGCCACACGGGGAAACCTGTGTGGCCCTTTTTTATGATATCTGTACTAGACATAACTATTCGTAGGATCAATTACTCAGAGGACGGTAGTCCGATTTTACCATATGAAGAAGTAAGAAAGGCTATTCCTCTTGGAAGTTTACCTAAGAACATACAATGTAGTGGACTCCAGACTACACTGCAAGATTGCATCCAGCATTTACGGGGACAATCATTGCTCAGTTCAGATAGAGAATACAGTACTTCACTTCAGTGATCAATACAATTATCCAAGAGCTATATCAGCTAAAGCAGATAATAGATTAGATTCACTTAGTAATATACTGTATGTTGGTACATCCAACAAACAAATGGAAGATCTTATTGGTTTTATAAAAACATTAAAGTATATGTCAAAGAAAGATCATGCAATGCGTTATCTTTCTGGTATGTTTACTTTGTTTTATCTACCACATAAAAATGATTGTGTATATAATTCTAGTAGAATACTAAACTATCTATTCAATGATTTACCTGTATTCTGTGGAACACCTGAAAGATTTTACAATACTATTAAACAACATGGAATTAAACAAAACAACTAGGGTTGGTAACGGTGGGTTTATTACACTAGTAGATTACATGGGTTCAGATCTATCTGTTGTTAATGCTGCCCGTGTATCCTTTGGCAAGCGTTCTCAACTAGTAGATGGTAAGCTTAGTGCACAAGATAAGAAACTAATTAAGTATCTTGCAGAGCACAAGCACTGGACTCCATTTGCTCATACTAGTTTGACTTGGCACATCAAGGCACCTATGCCAATTCGTACTCAGTTCTTCAAGCACAAAGTTGGCTTTGTTGAGAATGAAATAAGCCGTAGATATGTATCAACTGAGCCTGAAATTATGCAACCTATGTGGCGTTCCAAACCTGAAGGATCTGTCAAGCAGGGTAGTGGTGCTCAACTTAATAATTACACATCTAACAATGCACATGAGGTTTACAACCTTGCCTGTGAACATGCACTTGCTGCATACAATTATTTAATTAAGGCTGGTATTTGTCCAGAGCAGGCACGGTTTGTGCTACCTCAGGGTGTTTACACCGAGTGGTACTGGACTGGTAATCTATCTAGTTGTGCAAGGTTTTACCTACAGCGTACTGATCCTCATGCACAAAAGGAAATCCAAGAATATGCACAAGCTATGTATGATCTAATTCCAGATAGCATGAGTGTATCTTGGAAGCACCTAGTGTGGGGCAATTCAATTGTTGATACGGCTTGATAACCTAGTATATAGCTAAGGAAATAAACTCAATGCATATTGATAAAGATAATAATCCAAGAATGGATTGCCCAATGTGTGGATATGTAGATGGTGCGCCATACTATGCGGGTCAAATTTGTGGTCATTGTGAAAGAGATCTTTACGATACTGAATGGGAACACCATGCAACAGAAGAAGGAGATAATGAAGAGTGAGCACAGCTTGGTTACAACTATCTAAAGAACAAAGAGACAATAGACTTATAAATCAAAAGCTATTTGAAGAAGATCTACTAGATAATGGTATTGAAAAATACTGGAAGGAGTACAATCGTGCGGTTGATGAAGGAAAGCCTGAGCAACTTCTGCTTGAAAGTGCAGTCATACATCTTACTCCTTATTATCAGAAGTGGATTGATGAATGTTGTAATAACCGTAAGTCGCCTGATTGGCTAGCACCTCTTCTATGTGTTGGTGCTGCTAAGATGGCAGACATTACAATCAGAAATGTTATGCGTTTATTCCTAACCAGGAATACAATTCAAAACTTTGACGATACTATGGGTATTCCAAGCAATGCTCCGGTTGCCCAACAAGTATCAAAGTTAATCTCTGATGATGTTATTTCAATTATTGCTTATCAACAAGCAAAAAAGAAGTTCTCAGAAGATTGGCGTAGGCAGTCTAAGTTTATTAAAAACTGGACTGTAAAGCGGTGCAAGGCATTTACAACTAAAGTTGGTAAGCTTCCTAAGTTAAACTCAAAAGAGAAGGAAGACTTTGGTCATAACATGCTTCGCATTGCACTTTCTAGTGATATCCTTGTCTCACGGGTACACTGGAATGGTAAGAACAAGAAATCATTGTTGGTTTGTTTTGCCCCTTGGATTCTAAAAGAACTAAGCAAGCGTCACGAAATGCTTGAGACTGCCTGCCTAGTTTACAGACCAATGATCTGTCCTCCTGTAAAGCACACTACCGAAGAAGATGGTGGCTTCTTGTCACCTTGGGTTCGGAAGAAGATGATTAAAAGATATCATCCAGTAGGTGCAGATCCCAAGGATTGGGACTCAAAACCAAGTGAACTTGTTCTCCGTGGGCTTAATGCCCTTAGTGAAACTGAATGGTCAGTAAACAAACAAGTCTATTCTGTTATGAAGACTATGTTTGAAAACGATCATAAGCTTGCAAATCTACCAGCATTTACATTCAAGGATTATGCTTTTACTAGGCCATATCCTACAGATGGTGCAAAAGAAGAGCAAGCCAAATGGATGCAAGAATCCAATGAAGCTTGGGGAGAATGGTACAAAGAAGAACAAGCCCGCAGTCGAATGATTGTACGGCTACAGCTAGCAAAGAAAATGCTAGACTGGGACTTCTTCTATATGCCATATACCCTGGACTTCAGGGGTCGTGCATACTCTGTGTGTGAGTTACTATCTCCACAAGGAGTAGATTTTGATCGTGGTCTTGTACAGTTTGCAATGCCAAAGAAACAAACTGAACGTGGTTTGTTCTGGCTTAAGGTTCACCTAGCAAATCTATTTGACCAAGACAAAAAGCCATTTGAAGATAGGGTTAAGTGGGTAGACGAAAACATTGATATGCTACTGCGTATTGCAGAAGATCCATACTCAAATAAAGAATGGATTGATCCACTAAAGAAAAAGAACAAGTCATTCCAACGCCTTGCAGCAATCTTTGAAATTGCCCGGAAGGATGGCATGACTCAGCTTCCTATTCAAATGGATGGTGCTAATAATGGTGGTCAACATTGGTCAGCTATTATGAGAAACAAGAAGCTAGCAAAGCTTACAAATCTCTTGCCCAGTGAAAAACCAGAAGATCTATACCAGTATGTTGCAGACTCTAGTACTCAGTATATGCTAGAGCATCCTGAAAATAATTGGTATCAAGTATTCCTTTTAAACTGGAATAATAAACTACCACGGGCTGTAACAAAACGACCTACAATGTGCGATGCATATGGTCTTACATTCTATGGAATGCAGAAATATGTAAAGCAAGAAGGTCATGTGGATTGGGTTCCAAAAGAATCCAGAGGAGGTGCTGTAGTAGAACTTAGCCGCGCTATCCAAGCTGGTCTAGGTGAAACTATGGAATCACCAAACAAGGGTAAAGAATGGTTGCGTTCAGTCGCTGAAGTTCTAGATGGAATGAACAAACCATTGGTATGGACAACTCCTAGTGGGTTTGAAGTACACCATGTATACAACGAAGTACTAGAAAGAGTTTCTTATGCCGAACTATTTAACAGGCAGCAGTTGGTATTCTCAACTGTTACGGAAGATCTCGACGGTAAAGCACAGTATCTCGCTGTTTCTCCAAACTTTATCCATGCGATAGATGCAGCACATATGTTTATGTCTATCAGTAGGATGATGAATGTAGGTATTAATACATTTTCTATGATCCATGATTCATATGGAACACATGCTACAGACATTGATGTAATGCATAAGATTCTAAGAGAAGAGTTTGTAAAGATTCATAAGGAGAATCAACTTGAAAAACTCAAGAAAGAAACAGAAGAAAGATACCAAATCTTCCTTCCAGACTGCCCAAAACCAGACGCAGAATTTGATGTTTCAGAAGTACTCGGATCTGAATACTTCTTTGCCTAAGAATGTAATTTATCCACAAGAAAGTCCAGATTTGGTTATGATCTTCTGGATTGATGCTGTAACTATAGGTGGTGAGGAGTGGCTAGATAAGAGCAAGGCTCAATCATTTAGCAAGTCTCCACTACCAATCATGGTTACTGTTGGTTTTGTATTACATGAAGATGAAGATCATTTTGCAGTAACAAATACTATTGGTCCTGATGAAACAGCTCAGGTAAATAAAATCCCAAAGAGAATGATCGTTGAGATTACGGATTTGAAAGATGGCAGAACAGAAGAACATAAGACGTAAAGATACTAAAGACTTTAATTATGACAAATACAAAGCCAAACAAGAAAAGAAGCGTCGCGAACAAGCCCGTCGAGCTGCGAGACAGAGGAAGCATTACACTGAATAAGTGGCAAGAAATGCACCGCAGAGGAGAGATTGATGTATATGCTCCTATTCCCCAAGAAGATGGGGGCGAGCCTCTTCCTCCTCTAGCAGTTCAATGGAAGGAAGACGCTAAAAGGAGATTTGGAAATGCGAACACTAGTAATCGGTGACTTACACTGCCCAGCAGTGCATCCTAATTATCTTGAATTCTGCAAAGCAATGCAGAAAAAGTATAAGACTAATAACACTGTATTCATTGGAGATATAATCGATCATGAAGCAATCTCAATGCATGACAAGAACCCGGATTTACCGGGTCCTCTTGAAGAGTACAAGGATGCACTAAGGGAAGTGTACTGGTGGTACAAAGCATTCCCAAATGCTACTGTTTGTATTGGTAATCACGATGCAAGAGTTCATCGTAAGTCAAACAAGCATGGCATACCTAGTATGTACCTCAAGTCTTTCTCTGATATCTATAACACACCCAAGTGGAACTGGGTTATGGAAACAGACGTAGACGGTGTACTGTATACACATGGTGATGGATGGGGCGGAATGTATCCATCATTCAATGCTGCTAAAGCTAGGCTACAGTCTGTAGTCTGCGGCCACCACCACAGCATTGCCAGTATAAACTGGATTAAAGGCCCTAATACCATGTATTTTGGTATGAATGTTGGCGCGGGAATTGATCAATCAAATCCTGTATTCCAGTATTCTAAATCACATCTGAAGAAAGCCATCGTCAGTTGTGGTATTGTAATAGATGGCAATCAACCATATTTGGAGATATGCTAATGAACGAAGTAACAGAAGAAATCAAGCAGGAAGAACCAACTGTAGCTATTCCTGCTGGTGCTGTAGTTGCTTATCTATCTGAGGTTTACCGTCAGCTAGATAACATCATGTTTAATCTACGCACCAACATCAACAACATTACTCCCAAGACTGAAGGAGAAAACACAAATGGCAACAGCCAAGAATAAGTATGCTAAGCCCTTTGTCACTGGGCATGTGACCGTCAAGTGGTCACACCTAATGACACCAGATGATAAGTTCGGAAACCCAAACCATTCCGTAACTGTGGAGCTAACTCCTGAGTTGCAGAAGCAACTTCAAGCATCTGTCAAGGAGCTAGGTGGTAAGAAGATCAACGGCCTCAAGGATGCCGAAGGTGTTAAGACCATCAAGTTCAAGAACGTACTCAAGGCCAAAGAAGGTATCAAGACTTTCCCATGCGTTGGCCCTGACAACAAGCCATCAGAAATGATTCCGTTTGGTACAGATGTAGTCCGAGTCAAGGTAACCCCTGCTCTGATTGCCCGTGACAATTCTGTTTCATTCTACATGGAATCAATCCAGCTAATTGAACGTAACTATGTCTCTGGTTCTTCAGAATTTACTGCGGTAAAGGAAGAAGTATCCAGTGACATTCCGTTCTAAGGATTAACTCATGATGGAGTATAAGTTTCCTGTAAACCCAGTAGCTGCCAGCCGACCTAGAGTTGGCAAGTTTGGCGCGTATTTTACAGGGCCTTATAAGAAGTTCCGGCATTTAGCGGCTCAGGTTATAAACCAAGTCCTAGGCCGGAACTTTACTCCACTGAGCGGTAAGTTAGCTGTAGATATTAGATGCTATATTACAAGACCTAAGACAACGAAACTAGAATATCCAAGGGCTGATGTAGACAACTACTCCAAAGCTATTTTAGATTCATTGAACGGGAAGTTGTGGGAAGATGATTCTCAAATCTGGGCTTTGTTCATTTCAAAAGAATGGGCACCCAAAGATACAGAAGGTTACTTTACTGTAGCCGTAGAAACTATCAAAGATGGACATCGCAAAGTATCGTGATATCGCTTACGAAGAATACCAGAACTCAAGTCAACTAAGAAACTACAACCATGTATCAATTGTGGTTGCTGATAATCGTATCGTTGGTATTGGAACTAACAAGAGAAAGACCCATCCTCTTGCCATGAAGTATGGCTATAGGAACTGTGAACTCCACAGTGAACTCGATGCGCTCTTAAAAGTTCCTAAGAATCAACGATCAGATCTTGTGTTGATTAATTTCAGGTTTGGTCCAAAGGGAGATATGAAGCTATCCAAACCATGTGCCAAGTGTTTGCCCTGGTGTATTAACACATTCGATGAGATCTATTATTCAATCCCCAACGGACTAGTTCAGTTGGATTATTAGGCCAAGGAGAAAATATGATTACTGAAGTTTGTTTTATTATTCTATTTTTATTTGCTGTTTGTACTACTGTTTATCTGTACCAGGTTACCAAGCGTATCCAACAGATTAACAAAGAACTACAAATGGATAGAGATATGTCAAATCATGACTTTGATACTGTGTTTGCCAAGCAATTTGAGTTGGATCAAAGCATTGATAATCATACTCGTTTGATTGATGATGCTCGTGTTGAGCTTTATAGACTAAAGAATAAGCGCAAGCGTTAACCGTAGGAGAGCAATCTCCTACCATAGAAGGGTGGCTGAAATAGTTAGAGCGCATGCCTTATAAGCGTGAATATGTGGGTGCAACTCCCGCCCCTTCTATTAGGCCAAGTGTTGACTTGGCCTGTTTTTATCTCAAAAGGAACTTTATTATGCCTAATTGGTGCTCGAACGAAATTACTATTAGCGGAACTACAGAGGAACTAAAGCGGTTCCTCACTGACTGTGGCTACTTTGATGGCCATCAGTTTAGCTTTCAGCGGCTCAAGCCTATGCCTGAAGAGCTAAAGAATATTGAGTATTACTATGTAGATGGTGGTGAAAAGTATGAACGTAAGCTTGGAGAAGGTAAAACAAAGATTCTAACTGAACAAGAAGTAAAGAATCTAAAGTCAAAGTATGGTGCTGCACATTGGTATGATTGGAACATCAATAACTGGGGAACCAAGTGGGATGTTGGTAGTGATGTCAATTGGTCTTGTACATCTGATGAATTTCTAAAGTGTACACTAGATGATGAGTATACTGATATCTATGTTTCATTTGACACCGCTTGGAGTCCACCAGAAGAACTGTACTATACTCTAACCGGTAAATACAAGTTGGACTTTGATTGGTTTTACAAGGAGCCTGGTATGCGATTTGCGGGATGGATGGGTAGTGATGTCTGATCTGATTCACAAGGGGGGGGCAGCAATGCCCCCCTTTCCTACCATAAT